TCACGCCGCCTGTGCCAGCTCCTGCTCGATCCGCTCCCTGGCACGGCGGGCATACTCCTCGGTGACCTCGATGCCGGTGGCGGTGTAGCCCTCCAGGACGGCGGCCAGCACCGTGGTGCCGCTGCCGGCGAAGGGGTCCAGGATGTGGCCCCCCGGCTCCGCGATCTTCACCACATCCCGCATGAGCTGGAGGGGCTTTTCGGTCAGGTGGATGCGGTTCTGGGGGTTGCCGTACTTGAACACACCGGGCAGACAGGGCACCGGGCGGCTCAGGGGCATATCCCCGTTGGAACCCCAGACGATGTACTCCGCCTGCTGGCGGAACCGGCCCTTCTGGGGGCGGCTGTTGCCTTTGTCCCAGACAGCGGTGCCCCGCCAGATCCACCCCGCCCACTGGAGGGCGTCGGTGGCCGCTGGGAGCTGCCGCCAGTCGATGAACATACACACCGGCGCTCCGGGCTTGCACAGCTTCCGGGCCTCATGCAGCCACTCCGCCGCCCAGCGGGTCCAGGAACGCTGGTCCTTGGCGTCCCCCTCGAAGGGAGGGGGCGCGTTCTCTCCCATGCTGGAATACTTGGCCGTGGTGGACTTGTTCTTCTCCGCCTGGGTGCGTCCCCCGGAGGCGTAGGGCGGGTCGGTGATGACGGCGTCGAAGGTGCCTGGGGCAAAGCCCTCCAGCACCTTCAGGGCGTCCCCCTGGATGATGTTCCACTTGCCGCTCATGTTATCGCTCATGGGCATCCCTCGTTTCTTTCTTTTTATTGGATCTCTGCTGGGTGGGCGGAGGCGTCAGCTCCGTCTCCACATACTCGCTGATGATGTTCAGCGCCTGCTCATAGCTGCCGCTGGCGGTCACCCGCTGGAACATCTCGTCCGCCTGCTCCTTCATCCCAGCCTGTTTCAGCAGGGCGGAGGCCCAGCCCAGAATGGCGAAGATGTTCCCGTCCTGGCCCAGCAGCTCCATTTTGGGGCGCTGGGGCCGCCGCTCCTGGACAAACCCGCCCAGGCGGTTGGGGACATAGTCACTGAGCCAGGTCCCGCCAAACTGTCCGTGGGTCTGGAGCCGCCACATGGCCAGCTTGCCCACATCCAGCTGCACTCCCTCAAAGGGGAACAGCAGGTTGGTCAGGCCGTCATGCTGGAATACTGACACAGACTCGAATCTGCTGCTCTCCTGCAGAATACCGGCCTCGGTGAACAGACCGTTGATGCCGTCCACCCACTCCTGGATGTCACCGCCGCAGCCCTGGAGGATGAGGCCCTCCAGGTCCTCCATCTGCCGCAGGTCATCCGCGGTGATCGTCTTGATCTCTGCCATCTCTGCCTCCTATCTGGCCTGCCCCTGTCTGGAGCGGCTCTTTGTCTTTTTGATCGCCGGCTGCTCTGTCTTGACCGGGATGCCAAGTTCCTCCGCTCTGCGGATCTCTGCCTGCATCCCAGGTGTTTGGGCAGCGCCGTACACATTGACCTGCTGGCAGGTTTCCACCAGCCGCAGGCCCATCTCCCGCGCCGCCTGGTCCTGGACGGGGGCCTCCGGGTCAGCGATAGGTGGGAACATGAGGTGGGGGCAGACGGGAACATCCCCGGCCTGGAACACCTCCCGCGCCTTTTCCTTGGCGAACGCGATGTTTCTCTCCACATCTCCCCGCAGGGGAGCGCAGATGTAGACCAGCCTGGGGCCATTTCTGGTGCGCTCCAGAGCCCGGTCCCGGAACACATCCAGATAGCTTCCGGCTGCCTGCCGGAGCTTCTGGTAATCTGCCTGGGTCGGATGGAAGGCATACCAATCGACACTGTTGCCGTCCACCCAGATATGGGGATCGACTCCGTCTCGCAGGTAGGGATTGTTGGGGACCTTCTGTCTGCCCCAGACCTCCTTCAAGCGCAGGGTCAATTTGTCCACCACACCCAAATCGCTGTCCAGCAGGGTCAGACGGAGGGCCGTGTAGTGATCCGCATAGCCCATCGTCACAAATTCAGCCCGCACCTGTCTGCCTGCATCAAGGTTTCCCAAACAGGTGCGGCCCACAAAGACGGGATCGTGGATGATCTCCCCATCCCCAAACAGTTTCCGCAGCTCCTGCTCAAAGAAATTACTCACCGCTCCACCCCTTTCGTCCGCTTCTGCGCCCGCTGGGGCGTCGGCTTCTGCGACCCCAGCACATCCCTGGATGAGTCCCGGTTGACGGAGCGGCTCTGGCCGTTGATGACCAGGATGTCCGGGGTGTCATTGTAGATGCCCTCGCCGCTGATGATCACGGTGCCGCCGATCAGCCGCACACCGCCGGACACATTTCCGTAGACAGAACAGTGGCCGGAGAGGATGGGGACATGGCCTGTCTCCGTGGACTGGCGGACGATGGCGCACCCGGACACCCTGGCGTGGTCATTGAGGACGGCGCCGCGCACATAGGCCCCATCCTCCACCCGGCTGTGGCCCTTCATCACGGCATTGTGGGAGATATAGCCGTCATCACAGACAATGGCCTCATCCTGGAGGATGGCGCCCCGATCCACATAGCCATCGTTGCAGCAGATGGCGTCATCGTAGATCCAGGCGTTGTCCCCCGGCTCGAAGGACAGGTTGTGTTCGCTCTCCACGAAGCCGCCCAGGTCCCCGGCCCGGACTCCCGGTCTGATGTCCCGCAGGGCGCGGATGCGGTGCAGGAAGGGGTATTTCTCATGGGCGATGTCGGTGATCTCATACTTCTCGTTGTTCATTGGTCTCACTCCTTTTTCTTTTATGCAGCCTTTTTGCAGGCGTCCTTCTGTCGGAACAGGGCATCGATGTCAGAGAAGCGCCGTTTTCGGTCAAATTTCTCGGACACCTTCCCCGGCAATGCCTGCAGCTCCAGCATCCGGCCCCAGAGGTCCGGGTGGCAGTCATACAGGTGGCGTAGCTCCCTCTGTTTGGCGTTGGGGCAGAACCAACAGCCGCCCCGGTCGGTAAATTCATAGACAGGCGAAAGGAGCCCTGCCGTCTGGCAGAGCTCCTTGGCATCCTGTTCTGTGAAGTGGTATTTCTCCAGCAGGGAAACTTTCTTGCCCTCCTGAAGCCGCAGCAGCCGTGTCTGCTCGTCCTGGGCGATACCGATGTAGTGGACGGTGTCTGGGGGCAGCGTTTTCTGGTACCGCTCAATGGGCCGCAGCTTGCAGTCCCTCTGGACATAGCACTTCCCGCACACCGGGAAGGAACGCAGCAGCCCCTTCTTCGGCCCCCGCGTGACCTGTCCGGTGAACAGATCCACATAGGTCTTGTCGCCCCGCAGAACGGTCACTTTGACCCCCATCCGCTCCAGGGCCGGGATGCCCTTGGTGTAAATAAAGTCCCGGTGTTCCGGGACTTCTCCTGAGATGCCTTTGTCAAACATCACTTCGCAGTAGATGGCCTCGTCCAGAGGCTCTCCATGCTTCCTGGCCAATAAGATGGTGGCAAGGCTGTCCTTGCCAAAGGAACAGGAAGCGATGTATCTCACCGGCTGGATACACCCGCTTCCTTGGCCCTGCACACATTCCACAGCAGGTCGGCCCGGTCGCACCGCTCCCAGGGGGCGTCCTGGTGGGTGAAGTGGCCGTAGTTGCTGTACCGGGCGAAAATGGGCTTGTCCAGGCCCAGGGTGCGGATCATCCCGGCGGGCGTCAGATCAAACACCTGCCGCACCGCCTGTTCCAGCACATCGTCGCCGTACTCGCCGCTGCCGTGGGTGTCGATGTCAACGGCCACCGGCTCCGCCTTTCCGATGGCGTAGGCGAGGCTCACCGTACACACCTCCGCCAGACCAGCCGCCACGATGTTTTTGGCGATGTAACGGGCCATGTACGCCCCGCTTCGATCCACCTTACTTCCGTCCTTCCCGGACAGCGCCCCGCCGCCGTGGGGGGCAAGGCCGCCGTAGGTATCCACCATGAGCTTGCGGCTTGTCAGCCCGGTATCCGCCTCGAAGCCGCCCTGCACAAAGCGGCCGGAGGGATTGATGAGGATCTCCGTCTCCTCGTCCGGAGGCAGCGCACGCAGGGCGGGCTGGATGACCTGCTCCCGGATCTCCTGCCGCAGCTCCTCCACATCCTTGCCGGCATCGTGCTGGCAGGAGACCACCACGCTGGCGATCCGGCTGGGCAGGCCGAACACATACTCCACAGACACCTGGGCCTTGCCGTCCGGCCCCAGGCCCTGGATGCGCCCATCCATGCGGGCGTAGGTCAGCAGCCGGGTCAGCCGGTGGGCCAGGACAACGGGCAGGGGCAGGAGTTCCTCCGTCTCCGAACAGGCATAGCCGTACAGGATGCCCTGGTCCCCGGCCCCGGTCTGGCGCTCCTGGTCAACGGCCCCGGCGATGTCGGGACTCTGATCGTGGGTGATGACCTCCACCTCGTAGTCCAGGCCGGGATACCCCGCCTCCCGCACCGTCTGGCAGACGATGGCGGGGATGTCGGGCAGCTCCTGGGCGGTGATCTCGCCCGCCACCAGGAGCTTGCCCGCCGTGGCCATGACCTCACAGGCCACACGCGCGCCGGGGTCGTGGGTCAGACAGGCATCCAGGACGGTATCCGCGATGGTGTCGCACAGCTTGTCCGGGTGGCCCTCGGTGACCGACTCGGCGGTCAGGATGTACTTATCTCTCATGGGTGGTCCTCCTTTGGGGTGTGTTTTTCTCTTTTTTCGGCGCCGATATGACCATGACGCTGTCGAATATGGCCTTGTATTTCTGGACCTGCTCGTCCGTCAGGGAGGCAAAGTCCTCCGCACCCAGGCCGGCCACAAAAAAGGTGCCACAGATGATGTCGTAGGGCAGGCCATGTTCGTCCAACAGCGGTCGGTTGAAGGGCAGGCACAGATTCTTTCCCTCCTCATTGCAGACCACGGCCACAGGGTCCTCAAAGGGATATACGGCCTGGATATAGCCGCCTACCAGGGCCTGCATCTCCTCCAGACCGCCGATTTCCTTGGCGTAGCACTCCTTCAGCGGTTCTACTACCAAAACCTTCATGCGCGTTCACCTCCATGCTCGTTATCGCTCATGCTGTTTCCCCGTTTTCCGTTTCATATAAGCGAAGGCTTTGCGGTTGATCTGCGCAGTCTCCCGCTCTACTTCCTGGACACAGTGCTGCCACGCCGCTTTCAGCGCGTGAACAGGGAGGCTGTTCTGCCGGTAGCCCTCCAGAATACCGTTGTAATAGGGTTCCGTAGGCAGCATCGGCTCCCGGAACCGCTCATCCATGATGTAGGCCATCACGGGCAGTTCCTGCCCCAAGCCATCCCGGACCGTCACAGTCCGCTTATCGTAAAAGCGGGGATACCCTTCGTACATATCCAGGGAGCGTTCGCACTCCGGCGTAATGCTCCACAGCAGGCCGTGGACCTTTCCGCCCTCCTTGGGCGCGATGGTGGCGAAACCGCCCCGCCGGAACAGCAGCTCATAGTTTTCCAGCGCCACCGGCCCCACCACTGTGGCGTCTGGGCAGCGATAGTCCATCTGGTACAGGTTGATATTGCTGCCATAGGCGAAGTACAGTCTGTCAGCCATTCTCCAGCACCTCCAGCGCGCCGATCTTGGCCAGGGCCGCGAACATGGTCCGGGCCTGGGCCTCCACGCCCCGATCCGGCAGGACGCACTCCATCTCCGTCATGCGGATGAAGTTGGCCCGGAGCTGCCAGATGTAGCTCTCGGTGTCCGGGTATTCCGTGGGGTCGAAGGCGGCCATACGGAGCTGGTCCATGATCTCCGTCCCGGTCCCCTCGTAGTTCCTCTCCTCAATTCGTATTTTCAATGGTTTCACCTCTCTGATTGTCGGTTTCTCCGCCTTTGGTTGACTTCATAGCTGTCTTTGTCATGTCTCCAGGCCCGGTCGCCATCCAGGTTGGCCAGCAGATGATCCCTGGTGTGCTTGAACTCATCACCGTTCAGTCCCAGCCGTACCAGCCACACCCGGAAGGTAAACAGCTCGTTGTCGCTGTGGGTCTTGCGCATGACAGTGCTGCGCTGGGCGATGGCTTGGGCGGAGATGGCGAGGCACAGGTTCACATAGGCGGCTACCTTCCCGGCGTGAAGGGTGGAATTGAAGCAGCGCCATTCGACGGTGCCGCGGTAAAAAACGGAGTGGAGATTCAGCGCATAATAGCGCGTCCAGTTGTAGTGCTGCGTTTTACTCACATTGCCCTCATACCAGATCTGCTCCAGCTGTGTGAGGTCAGTGGTCTCCTCTGAAGACAACCGTCTGGCCTTTTGCAGCATAGGTTCCCGCACTTTTTTGCAATAAGCCTCCACCCGTTCCGGGTTCACCTTCAATGCGTTGAATAAGATATCTTCCTTGGAGTACATGATCCCGATGAGATTCTTCAGGCTCTGGCGGTTGTGGTTGGCGGCGTCCACATGGACATGGATGCCGCAGGTTCGGTTTACTTTGGCTCCGGCGTGGCGGACCTGCCGTACACATTCCTGGAGCTTTGGCAGCTCGGCGTAGGTCAGTTTGGGCGTGACCATTTCCACGGCATACAGCCTGCTTGCAATGTGTGTATAACCATTTTCATCCCGTTTTTCTGTCTCAATGCTGCTATCGTACATCAGTCTCCATTCTTTTCCGTCCGTATCGGTGACATACCAGCTGTCATAGTGGTCGGAACCATGCCGTGGCTCAGTCCCAAAATAGGCTGCCAATGCCTGGGCCGCCTGTTTACGGGTGATGCCTGTCATCTCCACCTCCACGCCGAAGCACTGATCCTTGATGCCAATTTCGCTCATGCCGCGGCATCCTCCTTTCGGAGTTCATCATCCACCGCCCTGATCCGCCTGCCGATGGCCTCGATGACATTGACCGTCACGCCGTTGCCCGCCTGCTTATATGCCTGGGCATCCGAGGTGATGGCCAGGATCTTGTCGATCTGCCCGTCCTCGAACCCCTGGAGGCGGAAACACTCCCTGGGCATCAGGCGCCGGATACGGCCCCCGCGCTCCACAATGCCCTGGATGCTGCTGGTCTCCAGTGTGTGGGCGATGTCGCGCCCCACACGCCCCCGCCGGGTATTGCTCCCGGCGTAGCCCAGGTCCACCGTGTCCCCGGGGTAGGCCGCTTTCCAGCCCTTTTTGGTGGCCTCCTTAATGAGCAGCACCCCAGAGCGTTCTCTGGGGTGCGTGGAGAGGGTGGTCTGCCCATAGCGGGCGGTGAGACAGCGGGCCTTGTCTGTCCTCTGTGGCGCCCCCGCGCTCAGATCCACGAAGGGGGCTGCCGGCGGGACCAGGTACAGCCCCGTCTTACCACCCACGCCTCCAGCTCCTGCCGTCTGGGTACAGGCTATTCCTTCCGGGTCATAGACTCTCGATCCCTGCGGCCCACCGAGGATTTGTATAAGAGCTTTTCCGTCTGTTCCGAAGACAGGAAGTATTTTTCCGGCGCATCGGGGATCAAGATAGCAGATAAAGAACAGCCGTTTCCGTGACTGGGGGACGTGGAAATTGGCGCTGTTAAGCACAGTCCATTCGACATGATACCCCAGGTCATCCAGCGCGGAGAGGATGACAGCAAACGTCCTCCCCTGGTCATGCGTGAGCAGGCCGGGAACATTTTCAAGCAGCAGATACGCAGGTCTCCGGGCTTCAACCAGTCGGGCAATTTCAAAGAAGAGAGTGCCTCTGGCGTCAGCAAAGCCCCGTCTTTTGCCAGCGTTAGAAAATGCCTGGCAGGGGAATCCTCCGCACAGGAGGTCGAACGGGGGCAGTTCGTCGGGGTCAATGGCTCTCGCGTCTGGATAGTATCGCTCCTCCTCTCGGATGTCGTGGATGGCGCGGTAGCTGGCTTCGGCGTACTTGTCGATCTCGCAGTGCCCAACGCACTGGAAGCCGCCCACACGGGTCAATCCGGCCCGGAAACCGCCCACCCCGGCAAACATATCAAAATATCGGATCAGATCATATCATCTCCCTCCTGGAACGCGCGCAAAAAGCCGAGGACGCTGTCATCAACATCCCCGGCTTGTGACTCTGGTTCGGTTTTCATTTGGATATCCCGCAGCTCATCCCGGATCAACCTGCGGATGGCGGAGAGCAGGACATCCTGCTCCTGGGCCTTGCAGACCATCCGGCACACCGCGTCGGTCCGCTGCCCCGCGGGGATGGCCCGCAGGATGTGCCACGCCTCCCGCTGCTGGGGTGAGGCCAGGGAGAAGGAGAGGTTCAGCCGCCGTTTTTCAGCCATCCTGTCCGCTCCGTTCTCCCCGCGACATCTGGGCCGCGAGGCGCTCGTAGCCCCTGGCGTTCAGGCATACGTCATCCAGGATAAAAGGCCGGAAAAGGCCCTCCACGGCCCCGCTGTGCCGCTTCAGCAGGGCGGCCCCGCCGCCCAGGAATACCGTGGGCATGGCCCGCACGTCCAGGCCGCTCTCCAGGATGGCGGAGAGCAGTTCCCGCACATACTTGTCCACCTGGGCGTGGATGACGGCCCGGACGCACTCGTCCATGCTGGCCGCGTCGCCCCGCAGGACGCTTTCGATCTGGGGTGCGGTCAGTGAGAGGGCAAACAGCCGCCGCACCTGCTCCCCGATCTCATCCACACAGCGGATCATGCCCAGCTCCAGGCTGCGGCAGGTGGCGGCGTTGGGGATGCGCCGGTCCAGACGCATCAGATCCACTGTCCAGCCTCCAATGTCCGCCACGATGACGGAGGGTTCGTCCAGCAGCTCCGTCTGGGTCAGGGCGGCGGCATAGCCCTGGGGGAACAGGGACACCTGCCGGACGGTGATGGTGTAGCCCCTGCCCCCGTAGCGGAAGGAGACGGGGCGGCCCTCCCGGTACAGGTAGTCCCGGAAGGATTTCTTGTCCCTGCCAAAGCTGGTCAGGGGCAGGCCCGCCGCCAGATGGATGTCCGCCGTGGTCTCCACGCTCCGGTGGTCCAGCTCCCTGGCGATGGCGGCCAGGGTCAGGAGGTAGTAGTCCTCCGTCCGTGTCTTGTCCTTCTGGAGCGGCTGACGGCCGCTGCCCACCACATAGAACCGCCCGCCGTACTCCAGCACATCCTTCTGGGTGTAGGGTTCATGCTCGTACTCCACCAGTCCGGTGGGGAACGCGCAGTGGGTGGTTTTCATGGCCGCGTAGCCGTGGTCCACGCCGATCATAATGGGTCCGCTCATCTGGCATCACCTTGATCCTTTCTCACTTTTTGCTTTTCTGGTTGGGGCGCCGGTTTCCCCAGGCCCATACGCTCCAGGGCTTTGGCATAGAGCTGCCGCGCGAATGCCTGGTACTCCGGGGTGGAGGTGTCCACCTCCCGCAGGATGGCCCGCTCATAGGTGGTCCCAGGCACGACCTCCCAGGAGACGGCCCCGAAATGGGCGGCGGTGAGGTAGCGCAGGAGCGTATGGCCGTTGGCCAGTTCAAACTGGCCGCGGGCGTCCTCGTAGGGGAACACCTCCCACAGATATGGGATGCCGGCGATCTCCTGGGCCGCGTAGAACAGGCGAAAACCCTCCGGGTCCAGCCGGGGTGCGGCCCGCGCATAGCGCGCCCGGAGGGTATCAGTGGTATCCAATGTACTCACAGTATCTTCCGACCTCCCAGCTTAAAGTTCCCGGCCAGCCGGTCCAGCACACGGACACGGCGGCGCACCTTGCCCGCGGAGTCGTCCAGGCCGTTCATCTGGCTTTGGATGCGGTGGCGGATGGCTTTGAGGATCTGCTGGTCGCTGCAGCACTCCACCACGATGTACTCGCTGCCCCGGGCCAGCACCTCACGGCGGCCCTCCTCATCCCGGATGCTGGCCATGAGCCGCTGGCCCAGCCGCTTCCGGTAGCTGTCCTGGAGCCGCTCCGCGTCCGCCTCCACGCCGTGTTTCTTCAAAATGGCGGCGATCTCATCAGCGCCGATCCGCAGCTCTGTTCCCAGCTTTTCCAAAATCTCCATCTCCGCCGCCAGGGGCAGGAGCGGCTTGCCGGGAGGCCCTGCCCCGTGGATGGGTCTCTGCTTGCTCAACGCGCCGCCTCCTTCCTGTGATGGGTCGGTTGGGGGTTCTCCCGGCGGTCCAGGGCGGCGATCCGCGCCTCCTCCGGGCAATAGACATACAGACCGCGGACAGCACAAGCCCCCGCCGGGTCAAACCCGGCAGGGGTATCCTCCAGACTGGATGCCACCATAACGGTCCGCCTGCGCTGGTCCTGCCGGGAGATGTAGTGGTAGTGCTGGCCTCCGTCCCGCACGATCCGGATGCCGGCAGGTTCGCCGCGCGCCTTGGCATAGGCGGCCACCGCCGCCTTTTCCTGGACAAACGCAGGGACGAAACCCTGTTGCAGCTCCGGGCCGAGCCGGTTCACATACAGCAGCATTTCCCGAATGTTTCGACAGCCGAACTCCGGCGAATCGTATCCGTACCGCGCGGTGTACAGCGTCCATTTATACGGTTCATGGGGGCTGTCCTGGACCACCGAAAAGCCTTTCCCGTCATGGGACGCAGACAGCGGCGTAAAGGTGACGTGGTCGTACAGCGGGCCGGACAGGGGACAGTTGTTTTTGAACCAGACATAGTAATTGTCCAGGATGAAGGGGTCCCGGACTCCCATGACGATCCTGCCGATCTTCTTCAGCCGTCCTGCCAGAGCATGGTCCTGGCAGAACCAGTCGGACCAGCCGGCGGTACATTGGGTGTACAGGTCCGGGGCAGAAAAGGCCCCGGACTGAAACTGCTCCTGCCATTGGCGGACAGACAGCTTAGGTTCCTCCATCCGCAACACCTCCCTCCAGCATGGTCTCCAGGATGCTGGCGATGGCGGCGAACACCTCCGCCAGTTCACGGGCCTCCTTGATGTTGTCCTCCATCTCCTCCTGGGTCATACGGGTACACTCCGCCCAGAGCCGCACATTTTCCTCCGTGGGGGTCAGCAGGACGGCTTTTTCAAACGCTTTGCAGAACAGCCCCGCGACCTTGTGCCTGCGGGCCGAGTCCTCGTCCCCCTGGCGGATCTCCTTTTTCGCCTTTTCCAGCTCCACCGCCAGGGCCGCGGCCTCCTCCCGCCGCTCCTCCGGCAGCTCCCGCACCTGACGGGTGATGTTGTAGCCCTGGTGGATGGACAGGTCCCTGCTGTCCAGGGCCTCCTTCACAGCGGGCGGGGCGTATTCCTCGATCTGCATCACCTTGCCCATGGTGCGCTCGCCCAGGCCAACGCTCTCCGCCAGCTCTTTGCGGGTATCAATGGGAGGAATCGGGTTCGGCAATGTTGCCAAACCCGATTTTGCGTCCTCGCTTTTCTGATCTCCGCCCCCCGCGGACATATTGGCTCTGGCCCTGGCTTCAATGTCCGGTTTCAGCTTCAGGGCGATCTTGCCCAGCTCCCACTTGTCCAGGTTCCGGCGGGCCTTTTGGGTATCCAGCGCCCACCGCTTGGCCTCCAGCAGATCCGCAAACGAGAACACGGCCATGTCATAGGGAATGCCATGCTGTTGGCACAGCTTCTGGCGGTTGTGGCCGTCAATGATGACCATGTCCTCATTGACGATGACCGGGGCGTAGCAGCCGTTGGCCAGGAGGTCCGCCTCCAGCGCGGCCAACTGCTCCCCCGTCAGCGGGGGGAGCAGTTGGGCCATCTCGGGCAGCACCGTGGGGGCGCGCTCCGCGCTGCTGTATCGGATGCCGGTGTTTTTCATCAGGCGGCGGCATCGACAGCGGCGGCGGCCTCCTCCACCTTCCGGGGGGAGAGGAACTCCACCTCCATGGCCTTGATGAGAAAACCGGGCTGGCGGTCGGGGTCGTCCGCGAAGGAGATGGTCTCGAAGTCGCCGGAGGCCGCCAGCTTGCAGCCCTTCCAGGCAAACTCCGCGCACCGCTCCGCCAGGGGGCCGCGGACCTTGATGGAGATGAAGTCGGTGAGGCGGTTGCCGTCCCGGTCCCGGTAGTGCCGATCCGAGGCGATGCGGAGGATGGCGTAGGGCTTGCCGGTGGTCTCGTTCACCTTCAGTTCCACATCGTTGGTGAGGTTTCCGATGGCAGTGATCTTCAACATGGTTTTTTCTCCTTTTCAGTTGGATTTAATAGATGTTCCTGTGGGGAGGCCCCCGGAAGGGCCTCCCCGTGGGGCTCAATAGCCGGTGCGGGGCAGGGGCGTGGGCTTGCCGTAGACGGTGGTCACCCAGCGGGTGACGGCCTGCACCCACTGGCCGTTGTAGACGCCGCCCACATCGGCCACATTCACGAAGCTGCTCCCCGCCGCAAGGCCATTGACCGCCCTGCACTGGAGGGCCGGGGCCTCTACCTGGGCAAAGCCGGCCGGGGCCTGTCCAAACACGAACATGACCTCAGTGACACGCTCGTTGGCGGCCAGGCCCAGGGCTGCGGGGGAGGCGGCCAGGGTGTAGTTCTGGCTGGTGGAGAGGTTGTCCGCCAGAGTGCGGTAGTCCCCGCCGTTCACCCGGTAGGTGATCTTATAGGTGCCGGGGAAATTCCAGGTGCCAGTCACCACCGTCTCCAGCCGCGCCTGGGCGGGCAGGCTGTCCCGCCAGTAGAAGCTGTCCAGGCGCACATTGCTGGTATTGCCGATGCGGGAGAACACATACCGCACCGGCTGGCCGCTCATGGCCTCCTTGGGTCCGGTCTTGAGGATGGACACGCCGGTGGTCAGGCTCTTGTTGGTCACCTCGAACTTGACGACCTGCCCGGCGTGTTCCAGATAGGCGGTCAGCTCCTGCTCGTTCACGCCGTAGTTGGCTGGGGCCTTGACCTCCCGGATGGTGTAGCGGGAGAGGGGCAGGGGCTTGGACACCGCCAGCCCCCGGCTGTCACTCCTGATGGTGTCTACCACGTTTCCGGCCTTGTCGTAAATCTCAAAGACCGCGCCCTCCAGCAGCGTCCCGGCGGGCAGGCCGTTGGTGGGGTTGTAGTCGGCGGACTTCTTCACGATCTGAATTTGCCCGGTGATGGGGGTGTTTTCCCATTTTATTTGGGTTGTTTCGCCGCTCTTGACGTAGACGGTGCGCTCCTGGGTGTCGGGGATGTAGCCCTCGTTCTCCAGCTCCCGCAGGTAGTAGCGGCCCGCGGTGAGGTCCTCGAACCGGACGTAGCCCCGGTCATCGGAGGTCTGCTGGTCGATGGGGGTGTGGCCGCTGTCGTAGAGGATGAAGGACACACCGGGGATGCCCTTGCCATCCGCTGTGGAGACCTTATGAATGAGGATGCCGGAGATGGGATCATTGGTCACGGTCAGTTTTGTGGTCTGCCCGTCCTTCACGGTAAAGTAGTGGGGCGCGGCGTCCAGTTGGAAGCCCTCCGCGCTCTCCGTCTCCACGGCGTAGTAGCTGCCGTCCTCCAGGGTCACAAAGACGCTGCCGGTTTTCCCGGTGGTCACGGTGTCCACCAGAGCGTCGTCCGACACCCGGCGAATTTCAAAGGACACGCCGGCCAGCCGCTCCGTCTTGTCCGCGGAACTGACCTTGATGATCTCCACGCCGCCCACGGCGTTGTTGTAGAACCGGAGTGTCTGGGTGTCGTTGGGGTTGATGGTGACGGTCTGGCTCTGGGTGTCCGGGTCGATGGTGAAACCGGGCACGCTCTCCAGCTCCGTCACGATGACGGTGCCGGTGATCCCGGACAGGTTGATCTTCCCTGTGGAGTCGGTGTAGTAGAGACCGTTGCTGGACAGGGTGCCGCCGGCGGCGTCCACATACTGGCCGTTGGCGTACTTGACCTCGAACTTGACCCCCTCCAACGGGACGGTCGTGGTGCCGGTGCGCCCCCACTTTTCGATGACCAGGTTGCCCAGGGGCTTGTTGCGGAACTCCAACGTGACGGTCTGGCCCGCCTTGACGGTGGCCGTCTGGGGCACATCGTCCAGCAGGTAGCCCGGCTTCGCTCTGGTTTCCTTGACCACCAGGGTGGTGCCGGGGTCGATGCCGTCAATGCGGAAAGAACCGGCGCTGTCCGTCACGAACTTGCCGTTGGCATCGCCCACCACGGCGCCGTCCGCAGTGGTCACGAAGAACTCCACATCGCTCAGAGGGCTGTTGTCGGCGCTGGACACCTTCTTGACCAAAAGGGACCCCTTGGGGCTGTTGTCGAAGTAGAGGGTCACAATGTCCTGCTCCTCGCCGGAGACATAGAAGGACTGAGGCGCGCTGTCAATCACATGGCCGCTGTCACTCGCCACTTCCTCGCAGATGTAGTAGCCCTTTTTCAGCCCGGTGACGGTAAAGGAGCCGTTGGCGGAGGTCACATAGGTGCCGATGACGGTGCCGCCGCTGCCGCTGACCTCGCCGCCCAGGTATTTCAGTTGGAACCGGCACCCGGAAATCCCGGCCCCGGTCACGCTGTCCTGCTTGTAGACCACCAGGGCGGAGCGGGGGGTATTGGGAATGATGATGGTCTTTTCCTCGCCGCCCTTGACATAGACCTCCGTAATCGGGTCGGCGGGGAGCTGGTAGCCGGGGGCGGGCCTGGTCTCCTCGATCTTCAGCCAGCCGTCCTCGATGGCCTCCAGCACGATCTGGCCCGCTGCGTCCGTCCGGTAGGTCCCCAGGTCCCGAATTTCCCCGGTGGCCATCTTGTTGCTGGCCCAGGTGATGTGGAACTCCGCGTCCTGGATGGGATCGTGGGTGATGGAATTTTCCTTGATAATGGTGACAGAGGGCTTTTTGTGGTTTTCAAAATATACCGTTCTGTCCCGGTTGGGGAACAGGGTGACGAGCTGGCTGGGGGCGTCCGGGAGGTAAGGGGCCGGCACCGACTTCTCGATCACCTCATACACGCCGGGCAGCAGGTTGGAAACGGTGGCGGAGCCGTCCGGCCCGGTCTTGACCTCGGCAACGGAATGGCCGTCCGCGCCACGCACCAGGAACACCGTGTCAGAAATGGGCATGCCCGTGTCGGCGTCCCGTTTCCAGATGGTGAGGTTGGGCCGCTTGTCATTTTGCAGGCAGATCGTAGAATCCTTGCCGGGGAACATCTGCACATGATGCTCTCTGGGGTCCAGAATGTGGTCGGCAACAGTGGCGGTCTCCACCAGAGAATACACCCCAGGCTCCAGCCCCGCCCAGGTGATGGTCCCGTCCGGCCCGGTGGTGCGGTCCAGGTAGTGACCGCCGTCCTCGATCTTCGCCAGCCGGTAGGTGACGCCCGCCAGCGCGGAGCCGTCCGAGCTGGTCTTGGTCAGCGTGAGGGTGGGCTTTTTGCTGTTGGTAAAGACGAACTGGGCCGTCTCGTTGGTTCCCAGGTGGATGATCCGCTGGGGTTCATCGATGACATAGCCAGGACACTCCAGTTCCGTCACGACATAGGCTTTGTTGGCCGGGAGCTTGGAGAGGTCGATGGTCCCATCCGCCCCGGTGGTAAATTCCTCCGGCCCGAAGCTGCCGTCCACCGCTTTGATCTCGAACCTGGCGTTGGGGACGGGCTTAGACAGGTCGGCGCTGTCCACTTTGATCAGGTGGATACCGGGGCGCTTGTCGTTGAAAAACACCCGCTCCACGATGCCCATGCCGGCCTTCAGCTCCACATACTGGGGCGTGGGGTCCAGCAGGTGTTCATCGTCCCCGGTGTGGCGCTCCTCGATGCGGTAGCTGCCCGCGGGCTGGTTGACCAGCAGGATTTCCCCGAACTCGTCCGTTTTGAAGATGCCCAAAGAGACGTTGTCCCGGAAAATCTCGAAAGACACGTTGGGCATGAGGGCCATGGTCTGGCGATCATATTTGACCACCCTGATTCCAGGCAACTCCTCATTGATGATGGTGGTGGTGGATTCCTCCCCGGCCACCACTGCCACGGTCTGGGTGGTATCTGTGGTGGCCACCCAGCCCTCAATGCCGGCCAGCTCCCTGACCTCCCAGCCGCCGGGTTTCAGTTTATCAAACGCCACAATGCCGTTTCGGGTCTGGCCGGTTTTGGTCTCGCCGGTGGCGATGTGTTTGATCTGGATGGTCACGCCGGAGAGGGCGTCGCCGGTGTCGCTCCGCTTCTCCACCCGCAGGGAGCCGTAGGGGGCGTTCCAGAAGGTCAGGGTGGCGGTCTTGTTGTACTCCACATCGGCGTGCTGGGTGGTCACATTGGGGAGCAGATGATATTTGGGCGGGATCTCCTCCGTCACGGTGTAGTGGCCCTCCAGGGTCAGGGGGATGGTGACGGTCCCGTCCGGGCCGGTGGAGAAGGAGCCCACCTTGCGGCCCTCCGGGTCGTAGACGGAGAACACTGCCCCCTCCAGGGGAAGTTCGGTCCCCTCCTCCAGTTTCACGATCTTCAGCGCCGTCTCACCGGGCGGGGGATCGTCCCCACCGGCGTAACTGCTGACGGCGGCCAATTCCATCTGACGGTTGTTGTCCAAATCGCAGATATAATTCTGGAGTTCGCCATATTTGTCCTTTTCCTGGCAGATGGCGTACATGGCCGCGTACTGGGCAACGGATGCGGAGAGGGAGAGCTGGACGTTCCCGCTCTGGCCCTGGATGCTGCCAGCGGGATAGATGACCTTGAACTGGCCGGAGTAGCCGTCCCCGGTGGGCTGTGTGGTGACGGCGTCGATCTCCCGGTCGTCCAGGTCCACGATCTTCGCCCCGACGGGGACGGAGCCGGGGTCGGCAAAGGCCACCGCCACATCGTAGTCGTACACCCAGGTCTCGCTCCAGACCGTGAACACCTGCTGGAAGTAGTCCTCGCCGCCGATGGTCACGGGGTAGGCGGTGGAGCGGTCCGGGGTGACGGTCATCCTGGGTTCCAGCATATAGTTATAGGTGGTGCCCCGCTTGTAGATGTCCTTGGCGGCGGCCAGGATGCGGTTGCCAACGTCCAGCTCGCTCCCGGACAGGCCGGGGGCCACCTTCAGGTTGGCGATGTTCCAGTTGGGCAGCAGGTAGCACCACAGGGCCATCTTGGTGGCGTAGTAGGCCTGGTACTTGTTGTCCAGCTTCAGCTCCCCCAGGGAGCGGTGGGGATAGCCGTTGGAGATGATGCCCACCACCTTGGGGTCGCTGGCCTTTTCCTCCGCCAGATACTTGATGCTCTGGCCGGGGCCTACGGTCTGTGGGACACCCTTGGTATTGGGATTTACGCAGTAGGCCGGGGCCTCCTTCTGCTGGCCGTCATTCCCCTCATAGAGGAAATAGGTGTATTTCTGTTTCCTGACCGCGCCGTTGATGGACAGATAGCCCAGCTCATAGTCGCCGTTGTAGATGTTCACTTCGCCCAGGGCCGCGTCCTCACTGGAGGCCGCCATGGCGGTGGGGAACAAACTCAGCAGCGTCAGCATGGCCAGGAAAACAGACAACAGCCGTTTCTTCATGTCGGTCAATTCCTCCTTTTACGCAAAAATAGCGGCCCCCGGCACAGGTCTGTGTGCCGGGGGCCGCCGTGTCTGGTGTTTATAGGGTTTGCAGGTATGCCAGGTAGTCCAGGGAGCCGGTGAGCAGGAGGGCCATGTCCCCGCGGGTGATGGTCTCGCCCTCCAGCACTTCCGCCGGGGCCAGGCCCAGCTCTGCCGCCTTGTCACAGGCGGTATCGTAGGTCCAGCCCTCCCGTTCCAGGTAGCGGAGCATGATGGTACAGGCCATCTGGGGGCTGACCGGGTCGTTGGGGCCGAACCGCCCGTCCCCGTACCCGGCCACCACGCCCATGGAGGCGCACACGCCCACCGCCACCTGCGCCCACTCCGGGACATCGGAGAAGTTGGTGGTACACAGCTTGGCGTACCAGTCCCGTTCCCATGCCACGTGTTCCGGGTTGAGGACGATGGGGCTGATCAGGCAGGCCAGTTCCGCCCGGGTCAACCCCTTGTCCAGGTGCAGGTCGCCGTGTTCGTCTCCGTTCATCAGGCCATCGGCCTGCAGGCGGGCGGCGGCGATCTCCTGGGGGCTGGGGGACTCCGCTGCCTGGGCGGGGCCGGTCAGCAGGGCCGCGGTCATGGCTCCGGCCAGGAGCAGGGATGCCAGCTTTCTCTGTTTCATGCTCGATTCCTCCTGTTTGGATATGGTTGGGGTCTTGCAACACGAACCATACCACAAACCGGGGCGGAAGTCGAAACCAATCGGCACACAGCCCGCAAAAAGGGCAGACAGCTTTACTTGGCCACCGCGGTGACGCACCAGCGGTACTCCCGCTGGTCCCGGACACAGGTGTAGAGGGTCAGGCGGTCATCGCTGGTGGCGGCGGTGCCGGAGGTGTCCGTCTCCAGCACCTTCTGGACGCTGACCACCTCATAGGCGCGGGTCCCCAGCTTGGTGGTCCAGGTGACGGTGTCACCGGGGTCCAGGGTGTGGAGGTCGCCAAAGTCATCTCTAACGCCCCGGTTGTGTCCCGCGATGCACACGTTGCCGGCCCAGATGCTGGTGTCCGGGAAGTGGCCCGCGCCCTTACTGAGGGTGGCGCTGTCCGTCCCCTGGTACACCTTGGTGGACAGGCCGATGGCGGGGATCTTCAGGGTCCCCAGATATCCGCCGGCGTAGTAGAGGTCGCCGGTCACATCCGTCCAGCCGTTGGCGGGGGCGCCGCCGTTCTCACCGGAGCCGGCATCCACGGCGGGGTAGGTCACGCTGCCCACCTGGGAGACCAGTCCGCCGCCGGTCAGGGCGCCGGGGACGAGGTTGGGGGTCAGGGGCAGCCCGGAGCCGGGGAGATAGCTGGTGGGACTGCCGAAGGTGGGCGGGATCAGGGCGGTGTTCTTGCTCCGGTCCACGTTGGGGTCCTCCCACTCATAGATGGTGTCCTCCGAGGTGGGCCTGCCGAACAGGTAATCGTCCGGGGCATCCATGGTGTACTCCAACGCGCTGGCCTGCCCGATACAGAGGGTGCAGAGCATAGTGGCCAGCAGAAGCGCGCGAAATTTCAAGCGGTCATCTCCTCTCCTTGATCTTCTTGAAGGCGATCACCCCGCCCGCCGCCAGAGCGATCATCACGCCGCCGGCCAGCAGGGGCCGTTTCAGCGAAGACAGGTCCACGCCCTGGGACGGGGTCTCCGCTCCGGGCGTCCCCTCCGCTGCCGGCGTCTCCTCCGGGGCCTCGGTGCTGCCGAAGATGGCGGTGTAGGTCACCATGTCGCAGCCGGTCTTGGCCACCTCGCCGGTGTAGTTGGCCGTCACGGTGTAGCCGGTGGCGTAGCGGCTGGTGCTGGTTCCGGTGTAGCTGGCGGTGGCGGTGTAGCGGGTCACGGTACCGCCCGCGCCGTCTGCATACTGCGCCTCGCTCCACTGGACATCGGCCAGGGTGAGGGTCTTGCCCTTGTCCTCGATGCTCTTGGGGACGAGGGACACATCCGCGTCCGAGAGGTTGGGGTAGCTGCGGGTGGCGGAGAGGTTGTTGGTCCTGGTGGCGTAGCCGTCCGTCTTGACCTGGACGCTGGTGTGGTCCAGGTGCAGGGTGCCGGCATAGCCCTCCGATGTGGTGACCTCCATCTCCGCCTCCAGCGCCTGGAGGACCTGGGCCATATCGTTGGTCTTGCTGGGCCGGGTGACCGTCTCGGTATAGGGCTGGGTGTCCACGCCCACCTCGTTCTTGCGGGTCATGTCCAGCAGGGTGAACCACAGGCCGTTCCGCTCAAAGTCCCCGGTGGGGATGAGGCTGGGGTCATCCGAAAGGGAGAGCTGGTAGACCTTCTTGACACGAAGTTCATCCAGATCCCCGTAGGTATACTCCTCCACAGAGATGGGGTAGTAACTGGCGTCCTGGCGCGGGGCCTCCTCCGCGGCCAGGGCAGGGACGCTCCCGGCCATGACAACGGCCAGGGCGCACAGTGCGGTTGCGATGCGTTTCATGGTATTTCCTCCGTTTTTAATGATGTTCAGCCTGGATCATGGGTCATCTTTCGCTGTTTTCCCGCCTCCTCTCCTCTCCGCCCCGCCACAGCAGGTACTCGTTCCAGTCCTTGCCCTGGGCGGGTGTCTTGATGGACACGGCATAGCCCTTCTGGGTGTACTCGGCCCGGAACTTCTCCGCCGCCTCTTGTCCAGGCCCATCCGCGTCCAGGCACAGGACGATCCGCTTCAGGTGGGGATTTTCCCGCAGGTAGTTGTCCAGCGGCCCATGGTGCAACCCGCACAGGGCAACAGCGTTGCTCCGCACCTGCCGGTGCAGGGTGCAGAAGCTCATCAGGTCGATGGGGGCTTCAAAGACAGCCACCCAGTCCTGGCTGGGGTCGCAGGGCAGGCGGAATGCGAAGTCCTTATTGCTGCCGATAACGTCCCCTTTGAACCCCGAGCCGTTCCGGTCATAGGTGCCGCGCTTGTTGGCGAACACCGGCTGTCCTCCTCCATCCCGGCCCACAAACACGCAGTTGTGGTGGTCGGCATCCTCATACAGCAGGCCCGCCTGGATGAAGCCCTGGATGACCTGGGGGGCGATCCCCCGTTTCCGAAGGTAGGCGAACACGTGCCGCTGGTCCGGGGCTGCGTTGGGCAGGGCAAATGCGGGGCGTTCCTTTTTTGCGGGGGCCAGCCGGTGCGGGATGGGGGAGGCCCTCGCGCGGTGACCGTTGAACTCCAGCAGGTAGCTGACCGCCTCCCGGAAGTCCTTGCCGCAGAATTCCTGCAAAAATGTGATGGCGTCCCCGCCCGTCTGGTTGGAATACCGTCTCCAGGTCCGGCGCTCTTTGATCCGCAGGCTGTCCATCTCTCTGGTGGTGTAGTAGCTGCCCACCCGCCGCACCTGATACCCCAGGTGGGTGAGCAGGTCCGGCAGGTCTGTCCCCTTGGCGATGTCCATCTCCTGTTCTGTAAATCGAGATGCTGTTTGTTGTCTGAGCATGATCGTTCACCTCCTTTCCGGCCAAACGAAAAAGGCCCCCAGGACACCCCGGTTCTCCGGGATGCCCTGGGGGCCTCTCTCGTCACGATGACGTTGTGCGTTATTCCGTTGCTTCTGCGATCTCGTCCTCATCGGACTGCTGGGCGTCCTCGCCGTCCCCCTGGGGCTGGTAGGTGTCCTCGCCATCCTCCTGGGGCTGCTGGGTGTCCTCGCCGTCCTCCTGCACCTGGCAGGTGTTCTCGGAGGCGGTCAGGGCCTCCTCGATGAGTCCCAGGACGAACTCCCGCTGGGTGTACTTCCGGCCCAGCCGAAGGCTCTCCCGGTCCAGGTGCGCCTTGATGCGCTGGAAGAGTTCCTCCGGGATCTGGAACGCCATCGTTCTGCTGCCGTTGTTCGCCATGTTCATGTTCCCTCCGTTTTCTTTCATCTGGTAGTATTCGATGAGCAGGTTGGTGATGTACTGTGCGGTGGTCAGGCCCACCTGATCCTTCTCGGCGCATACCCGGTCGTGGAGGCTCAGGGGGATCTGAGCGCAGAGGTTCTTGGTATCGGCCATCGCGTCCTTCTCCTTTCGCATTTGCTGACGCAAGTATAGATGAAAAGCCACCCGAAAGCTATTACCAATACCAATAAGGAATGGCGAACAAACGAAGCATAAGCGCCAAAAGGGACAAACCTGCCGGCAAAAACAAAAGCCGCCCTCCGGCCCAAATTGATTGGGCCAGAGGACGGCTGCGCGCTTTCTCATGTCTTTTTTTGAATGCTTGGGGGTTCGAATCACCTGATGGCGTAAAACGGGCCATGCGCATCTCCCAAACCGCCGTTTTCGGAGTGAGCGGACCCTCTTTTTGAAAATCTAACTTTTCTGTTCTGAATTCGCCTGTTTTTTCTTTTGAACGCAAAAACACCGCACTTTCGTGCGGCATTTTTGCTGTGCATCTTTTTTGTCAACACAATTTGGTGGAGCTGGTGAGTCCTGCGTCGAACACGCCGGACTCTATTGCAGATAGGTCTGCGTGCTTGAGCTTACCGTCTGCACTACTTATATTAAAGTAAATCAGCATTCTGTCGTCGTAAAGGTAAACCTCTGACACGAAGTCAGTAATAATGCGCCTGTGGTAGTCCTGCTCCGACTCACCAGGTCGAGGGTCGAGGTGCTGCAGCAACGCAAAGAGAATCTGGTCCTCCGTAAAGGCCAGACGCGCGCCCTTTAGATAGCTGAGTTCGCCCTGGATAACTGTCTGCTCGTTCTCCAACTCCTGGAGGCGTGCAGGCAGAGCCTGGGTCATCGCTCCGGACTCGATCGCCCGAAGTATGTTAGCTATGGCCTTTTTATTCTCGGCCAGCTTCTTCTCGTAAAAGGCGATCTCCGAGGCGGTATTATTTTGGCGTTCTTGCGCCGCATACACCTTCTTCGATAGCTCCTCAAGGACGTCTTCCTGGAGGATATAGCGAACGGTGAAGTCTACGACGGCCTTCTCAAGGCGATCACGGGACACCTGCTTTTTGTCGCAGGTCCTCTCTTTGCCTCGAGTGTTCGCGCAGTAATAGTAGTACCACTTGTTCCCGCTTTTGCCCGTGCCGCTGACTCCCTGCATTGGTCCTTTGCAATGACCGCAGAAAAGTTTCCCGGCCAAAAGGTATTCCGCTTTCGGAGATACCGGTGCTCTATGCGTGCGCCGGCGTTCCATTTCGGCCTGAGCCAGGCAGAAGGTCTCTTTCGAGATGATCGCAGGCATGCCGCCTTCAACTACTATATCGTTATACCGATACTCACCGATGTACTTTCGGTTCTTGATAATTCGGTTGATACTGTTCTTGTTGAAGAGGTTCCCCTGCGAGGTACGAAGGCCACGGGCGTTCAGGTAGTCGCATATCGCGGCATTTGACTCGCCCTTGATATACATCTCGAAGATCGTCTTGACTGCCTGGGAAGATTCTGGGTCAATCTGGAAGTGCTTCTGCTCGTCTACTGTATAGCCGAGGGGCCTACCGCTTCCGAGACTCTGGCACTTGAGCGCACTCTCATTCAGGCCGCGCTTGATCTTCTGAGCGAGCTCCGCAGAGTAGTATTCTGCAAGGCCTTCCATGAGGCTCTCGAGGATAATCCCCTCAGGGCCTTCCGGTATGGCTTCCGCGGCGTAGAATATTTGAATGCCGTTTCGCCTGAGCTCCCGCTTATAGATCGCGCTGTCATATTTGTTCCGCGCAAAGCGGTCTGTCTTGTAGACGACAACGGCCTCGAACTTATGGGCCTTAGCATCTGCAATGAGTCGCTGAAACTCTGGGCGCTCGTCTGTTCGCCCCGAGATATGTCGGTCGCAGTAGGTGTCAACTACGGTCAAGCCCCGCTGCTTACAGAACTCTGTGCAGACTCTGAGCTGACCGTCGATACTCTGATCGGTCTGTCTCGGGCCGGCAGAATAGCGCGCGTAGATTACTGTATTCATGCACTTTCTGCCTCCCTCTTAAAAATCACGTCGTTATGGTACTCCAGGAGCTCTCTACGTGGCGGAAATCGGGGGGGGGGGTAAAACATTCCCGTCGAGAGAAGTCAGCCAGCGGGCTGTAAATGCGTCCTGAGGGGCATTGAGAATTGACGGCGAAACATGGATTTTCATGGATGGGGTGATCGTTATGAGGCCTCGGTCAAAGGCCTTATCGTAGAACGTATTCAGGCAAATGCCGTTCTCTGGACTGGTCCGGTCTGCGGAGTCCCGGCAGTGAGAATACGGTTTGATATGACTTGCGACAAGCATTTGCGGCAGCGCGCAGCCGGAAATAAAGCACCGGCCGCTGTACGTGGCAAGGACCGCCTTCTTAAAGAAGTACCGCTCACGGGTTACCTTGCTGTGATCGGTCAAGGAGGAAAGTGCCTTTGCTCCTTGCAAGGGTGAAGAATCAAAGAGGTCAAGACCGGTAAGAGTCTCTGCCTCAAGGCTCAACGCGCCCCAGTCGTGCTTGAACTCCTCGTAGATCAGTCGATCGGCTTTTGCTACGTTCTTGAGTCCAGAGGAAACCTTCGGGTCTATAAACTGAAAGTTCCTCATGCGCATTACGATCGAGGCGACTGAGTGCGGTATGATCTCAGCCACCTGCTGAATGACCTTGTTACTGGGGTTGATCTTATTGAGAGGCGTTACACAGTAGAGCGCGAAAGCGACTACTATGTCCTCTCGGCTCCAGGCGTTCATTGGTTCTGCTCCTCTTCAAGACGGATTGCCGTCATAAGGAGCTCCATGCGACGCTTAACGTCGAGCCCAGCGAAAATGCGTAAAAGCTCAGCCTCTTCTTTTGAGCGCTGCTGCTCCAGATGAATCTCTCCGGAGTTTTGGCCGATCACGCCGTTATTGGTCCCCACCGTTCCGACGTTTACGCTGTTGTCAGTCCAACCCATGAGATAGTCAACCGTAGTATCAAGCGCCTGCGCGAGCTTCTGCATTTTATCTGTACGAAGAGTTTTTATAGACCCAGTTTCCCATTTACGAACGGTACTTGCACCGACGCCAACGCGGTCACCGAGCTCCTGTAAAGTGAATCCCTGTTGAGTTCTTAGATAATGGATTCTGTCGCCTGTCGTCATCATAAATCACCTCTTAGACACATTATATCACGCGCGTGTCATAAAGGGAATAGTTTTTGTCGCTAAGGAGAAAAATTTTTCCTAAAAGCCATTTACAAACGGAAACTACCGCGCTATAATGGATTTGTCCTTTGGGACAAAAACACAACGCGCTGTGGTTACACTAACGAAAGGAGGCCGCATATAGTATGATTAACACCAGACTCCTTCAGGCGCACATGGTTTTGCAGGGCGTTACCGTTAAGAGCCTTGCGGACGCGCAGGGCTGGAGCGTACGGAACGCTTACCGCAAAATCAAGGGCGAAACCGCCTTTACTGTGCCTGAGGTTCAGATTTGTAAAGAGCTCTTGGCGCTTGACCCGCCTACTACCAACGCAATTTTTTTTGCGGCTGATTTGTCCTAAAGGACAAAATGCGACAAGTGCTCGCCGATTCTGCTCTTGCAAGAGAACAAGTAATGCTTGATCGCCTTTGCGCCGCGGTCACAGCTTTTTATGAAAACCCGCAAAACGTCCAGGCCTATGAAGCTTGGAAGAAAAACAAGGAGGCAACCAAAAATGAAAATAACTGTAACTATGGAACTGACTCAGGAAAACCTGAGCAAACTGAGAGCCCTGCTCCCTGATACTGAGATTCCCGGACAGCTGAGCATGTTCGACGCCCCTTCTGAGAAACCCGTCGAGCCCGATAAGCCTGTCGAAGAGGACAAGCCTACCGGTGAAGATAAGCCGATCACGAAGACCGATATTCGCGCCATAGCCTTGAAACTGTCTAAGGCCGGCAAGCAGAAAGAGCTTGCTGCTGCGTTTGCGAAGTTCGGCTGCAAGAAGCTGTCCGATTTTGATAGCCGCACGGAAGACTATCCGGCGCTTATGAGAGAGCTGGTGAGCGTCAATGGCTAAACATGCTTTGCTGTCTGCCAGCGGCGCTCATCGCTGGCTTGAGTGTACACCCAGCGCTCAGCTTGAACTGCAGTTTCCGCAGAGCACAAGCGAGTACGCCGAGGAAGGCACTGCCGCTCATGAGCTTTGCGAGCTGACCGCTCGCTACTGGCTCGGTGAGATCAGTGAGGCCGAATATGAGAACCAGCGCGACGAGCTTGCTAAAGGCAAGTATTACAACGCTGAAATGCAGGAATGCGCGAACGACTATGCGAAGTTCGTTGCAGAAAAGACCGCTGCTGCTCGAGAGACTTGCGAGGACGCCTTTACGACCCTCGAGGTTCGTGTGGACTTCTCGAAGTACGTCAAAGACGGATTCGGCACTGGTGACTGCATTATCGTGTCGGACAACGTACTTGAGATCATCGACTTTAAGTACGGCAAAGGCGTTCGCGTTGAGGCTGCCGGCAACCCGCAGATGAAGCTCTACGCTTTGGGCGCTTACCTCGAATACAATACCCTTTTCGATATTGACTCTGTTCGTATGACGATCTTCCAGCCTCGCCTCTCTGGCGTGCAGAGCTCTGACGAGATCACCGTCAAGGAACTGCTTGAGTGGGCTGAAAAGTATGTCAAGCCTCGAGCAAAGCTGGCTTATAGGGGTGAGGGCAAGTTTGCGCCTTCCGAAGAGGTCTGCAAGTTCTGCCGAGCAAAAGCCCAGTGCAAAGCCCGTGCCGATAAGAACCTCAAGCTCTTCGATGAAGCTCCTGACGTCCTGCTTCTGACTCCTGAGGACGCTGGCAAGATTCTGGAACAGGCTGGAGATATTCAGTCCTGGCTGGCTGATCTTGAGAGCCTTGTCTCTTTTACCCTGCTTGCCGGTCAGCCGGTTGAGGGCTGGAAAATGGTCGAGGGCCGCAGCAATCGCCGGTTCGCCGATGAGTTGAAGGTTGTGGACGCTATGAAGGCCGCAGGCTACGACGAGAGCCTTCTCTATGAGCGCAAGCTGATTACCCTGACTCAGATGGAAAAGGACTTCGGCAAAAAGGCTGTAGCCGAGACACTCGGCGAGCTGATCGTCAAGCCTCAGGGCAAGCCTACTCTCGCCCCTGCGAAGGACAAGCGTCCTGAGTTCCGACCCGAAGAACAGCTCCTCGCTGAGTTCGATAAGTAGGAGGTATCGTCATGACGGAAGCAGCAAGACGCAGAACTCGGGCGAGAATCCGACTTATCAAAATCCAATGGCTCCTCATCCTGGCCCTTACCGTGGCCTTGGCGATCTCAGTCATTACGCGGCCGAGCGCTTCCGTTGTTGAGCCGATCGTCGAAGAGCCTACCCCGCAGGTTGAGACTCCAGTCGAGCCCGAGTCCACGCCCGAACCGGTTTGCCTGGGCGAGTTCAGAACGACAGCTTACTGCACTTGCGTGAAGTGCTGCGGTATCTGGAGCTCAGAGCACCCGTCCAGAGTAGGAACTGATTACGTGCAGCGAACGAAGAGCGGCACGATTCCTACCGCCGGGCGTACCGTTTCAGTTGACCCCGACGTGATTCCGCTCGGTACCGCGATCATCATCGACGGCCACGAGTACATAGCTGAGGACATTGGCAACGCGGTCAAAGGCAATACACTTGACATTTATTTTGATTCACATGAAGCCGCCGTAGAGTACGGCGTTCAGAAGAAAACTATCTATATTAAAGGAGAATGAATTATGTCTACTCAAATCACTACTGGTAAGGTCCGTTTTTCCTACTGCAACCTCTTCACCCCTCGCGCTGCTCAGGAAGGCGCTAAGGAGAAGTACAGCGTTACCCTTCTGATTCCGAAGTCTGACAAGGCTACTATTCAGAAGATCAAGGCTGCTATGGAAGAGGCGAAGCAGAAGTACATCGCGGCCAACAGCGGCAAGAAGCTGCCGACCAACCTCAAGAGCACCCTGCACGACGGCGACGGTGAGCGTCCCAACGGTGGCGAGTTCGGTGAGGAGTGTAAGGGCTGCTACGTTATCACTGTCAGCTCCAACAATAAGCCGGTCCTGGTGCACTCGGATAAAACCCCTCTGACCGACCCTCAGGAACTGTACTCCGGCTGCTACGGCCGCGCGATCATCAACTTCTACGTCTACGACACCCAGGGCAACAAGGGTATCTCTGCCGGCCTGAACGGTATTATGAAGCTCTACGATGGTGAGCCTCTGGGCGGCGGTGTTGTTACCGACTCCGATTGGGACGACGGCTGGGAAGATGAGGACGACAACGACCTCCTCGGTTAAGTATAAACGCCCGTCTCAGTAAAAAGCTGAGACGGGCGTTTGCAGAAGAAAGGAGGTAAAGATGAAAACTTTAGCAATCGATATTGAGACCTATAGCTCAGTCTCTTTGCAGAAGTGCGGGGTCTACGCTTACGCCCAGAGCCCAGACTTTGAGATTCTGTTATTCGGTTATGCTTGGGACGACGGTCCTGTTGAGGTGATCGACCTCGCTAAGGGCCAGAGCTTGCCCCAGGAGCTCCAGGACGCCCTGTATGACCCCGAAATCTTGAAGACAGCATTCAATGCGTCTTTTGAACGGACTTGTCTGAGCGCGTTTATGGGCCGCGTAACACCGCCTGAGCAATGGAGCTGCACCGCTGTTATGGCGAGAGAGCTTGGCTTGCCTGGTAGCCTGGAGGCTGTTGGCGAGGTCATCGGTCTTCCTGAGGACAAGCAGAAGTCTAAGACCGGCCGAGCGCTTATTCGGTACTTCTCTATTCCTTGTAAGCCTACGAAGACGAACGGCAATAGGACCCGCAATCTTCCTGAGCATGACCCTGACCGCTGGAACCTCTATGTAGAGTATAACCGGCAGGACGTTGAAGCAGAGCGCGCAATCAGAAAGAAGCTCTCCCGCTTTCCTATTTATGAAAAGGAACAGCCTCTTTGGGTTCACGACCAGCATATCAACGACCGCGGCGTTGGCGTTGACCTCAGCCTTGCTGAGCACGCCGTTGAGATCGACGGCGTTATCAAAGCTCGCCTGCTTGAACAGGCGAAAGAGCTTACGGGCCTCGACAACCCCAAAAGTACCAGCCAGCTCAAAGGCTGGATTGAGGACACGGCCGGCATAGAGGTCGATAGCCTTAATAAGAAGTCGATTGCCGGCGTAAGGGCTGACGCCGACTGCGCAGCGGTAGATCAAATGCTCGACATTCGAGCGGGCCTTGCAAAGACCTCTACTGAAAAATACAACGCTATGCTGCGAACAGCTTGCCCTGACGGTAGAATCCGCGGGCTAACACAATTCTATGGCGCTGCGCGCACTGGCCGTTGGGCTGGTCGCCTGGTTCAAATGCAGAACCTTCCGCAGAATAAAATGCCGGACCGTGACCTTGATACCGCGCGGCAGCTCGTAGCCGCAGGAGACCTTGAAACTCTGGAACTTCTGTTCGATGACATCTCGGGAACCTTATCTCAGCTTATCCGTACTGCGTTTATCCCGAGACCTGGTTATCGCTTTATTGTGTCAGACTTCTCTGCGATCGAGGCTCGCGTTATCGCCTGGCTCGCAAGCGAAGAGTGGCGCATGGAGGTTTTTAATACTCACGGCAAAATCTATGAGGCCTCGGCCGAGCAGATGTTCCACTTGCCGAAGGGCTCAGTCAAAAAGGGTGACCCCATGCGCCAGAAAGGAAAGATCGCAGAGCTCGCCCTCGGGTATGGCGGTAGTGTCGGCGCTCTGAAATCTATGGGCGCTCTTGAGATGGGTCTGGAGGAGTCTGAACTGAAGCCTCTGGTAAATAGCTGGCGAGCGGCAAACCCCGCGATCACAAAGCTATGGTGGGACACAGACGCCGCGGCGCGCAGGACTATCCAGACAAAGGCTCCTACAAAGCTACCGTTTGGCATGGGCTTCTATAAGCAAGGGCCTCTGCTCAAGCTGCGTCTTCCGAACGGTAGAGAGCTGAGCTACGTCAAGCCCAGAATCGACGACGACAGCATCACCTATGAAGGAACGATTCAGTCTTCTGGCGGCTGGGGCCGCATTGAGTCCTATGGGCCGAAGCTCGTCGAGAATATCGTTCAAGCTACTGCCCGAGACTGCCTCGCCGTTGCAATCGATCGTCTGGAGCGCGCCGGTTTCCCTGTTGTGTTCCATGTTCACGACGAAGTTATCTGCGAGGTACCGATCGGCGTGAGCTCCGCGGCAGAGATCAGTGCAATCATGGCTGAGCCTATTAGCTGGGCCGATGGTCTGCCTCTTAAAGCGGACGCCTACGAGTGCGAGTATTACAGAAAGGACTGACGCAATGGAAAAGATACTGTGTTGGTCCGGAGGAAAAGATAGTACAGCCTTACTAATTCGGCAGGTAGAAGCAGGTACCCCCCCCCACCGAATTCTATTCGCGGATGTAGGTCCTGAAGCTGAATTCGATGAGACCTATGAATTTATAGAAAAAGTTGAGCGCACGCTCAATGTACAGGTCGAGCGTATCAAATCTACGCGGTACACATTTGATTCCTATTTTTACTCGCCAATTTCGAGAGGCCACAGAAAAGGAATGCTTAGGGGCTTTCCTCCAACAGCATCAGTCGGCTGCAGTTACCGGCGTGAGCTAAAAGTAATTCCTTTATGCGCTGCACAGGGCAAAGGTAACGAGATTTACTTAGGTATCGCCGCCGATGAAAAGCATAGAGCAGAACGGAGCTTTTATAAAACGGCAGATAATACTTATCTTTTCCCTCTTATTGAAGACGGAATAACAGAAGATATGTGCTTACAAATCTGTCAAAAGTACGACCTTGTTCACCCGTTGTACGCATATTTTAAGCGCTTAGGCTGCTGGCAATGCCCAAAACAAAGCCTCTCGAGCCTGCGTGCGCTATATCAAAACTGGCCTGAAAAGTGGCAAAAGCTCGAACAGTACCAAAGAGATTGCGCTTGGGATTTTCAACCCAATAGGTCTGTCTTTGATTTATCAGAAAGATTTAGAAAGGAGTTTCATAATGAGGATAGATGAGTTTAACAAAGCGGTCAAAGAGCAGCTTTTGACCTGCGAGAACCTGCTTCTCAATAAGGGGCATGAGTACGCTCCGGACGCGGTAGAGACAAACGAGGTCGACCGGCTCGCCCACTTCAAGAAGGCGGCCGCAATTACCGGCACCACGCAGAAGGCCGCGCTGTTCGGCATGTTGGCAAAGCATATTGTATCGGTCTCCGATATGTGCACCGACGGAAAGAAGTATAAACGTGACCGCTGGATTGAGAAGATCACCGACAGTATCAACTACTTGCTGATTCTGAGAGCGGTCGTTGAAGAGGAGGCGAAAGATAATGGATAAGATCAAGGTCGCTGTGCTGAACCCTACGGCCATTTCCGAAGCCGAAAAGATGATGGTCTGCGCGGCCAGACTCACGCAGTCGGGCCATAAGGTAAAGGACCTGGACGACTTTCTCCGGCTCTATGATAAGAGCTACACCGAGAAGACCGTGCAGAACATGACCAGCCTGCCGCACCCCACGATTCAGAAGTTCGGCGTAATCAATGTTGTTGTGGTTGGCGCGTCCAGACGATTCCTGGCTCAGATCACGCGGCACCAGAATGAGGTTAAGTTCATGTCTGCTTCGCTGCAGTACAGTGATTACTCTGACGAGGCCGACTTCGTGGTCCCGTATGAGCTGCTGGACAGTCAAATGCGCTTTTCCTACCTCTCTCAGTGCCAGGACGCTATGCGCAAGTACAAGCTGCTCGTTGAGTATGAGCTTGATAATGACGCCGCCGGCTACTTGGCGCCGCAGGGTCTCCGTAATGTACTTATCATCAGCGCAACTCCGTACCAGTGGAAGCACATGATTAGCCAGAGAGTTTGCCGTCGTAACACGACCGAGACCCGCTACGTAATGCTTAGAATCTGGGAGCAGCTTTATGAGCTGGCGCCTGACCTCTTCACTTGTGGACCGTTCTGCATGTTCGGTACTTGTAAAGAGGGTAAGATGCGCTGCGGAAACCCCATTCGTTCAGATATGACGCCGAAGGATATTCTTGAGGCTGACTTCCCGCTTTGCATGGAGGTACGAGAATGAAGATAAAACTGATTGACTTTAACGGTCCTGCGCCGAAGAGAGCGCATGACAACGACGCAGGGGCTGACGTGTTCAGCCCCAAAGACCAGACGATCTATCCTGGGCAGGTGTATAAGTTCCCACTCGGGTTTGGTCTGGAGCTGCCTGACGGCTATGTGGGCTATATCTTTCCGAGGAGCAGCCTGAGCGCCAAAGGCATTGTATGCGAACTGCCGCCAATCGATTCTGGCTATCGCGGAGAGGTTCACGCGATTGTCTCCAATGTCGGCAACGACGGGTACGACATCAAGAAGGGCGACCGTATCGGCCAGCTCGTGATTATGCCGATCGTCATTCCTGAGTTCACCTACGAGGAGGGCGCTGCCCGGGGGTCTGGAGCCTTCGGTAGCAGCGGCAGATAGTCGTGCGTGTTAAAAAGGCAGGCGGTAAGGTTTTCGGCGCTGATCTTACCGCCGCTGAACGCAAGGCCATGAATCTCGAAATCCAGAGACAGCTTGCAGAGTACGACCGCAAGCACGCGAACGAACTCGACGCCATTATACTTTGGCAGCTGCACGCGCAATTCGGGTTTGGCGCAAAGCGGTTAAGACGGTTTTACGATCGTTTCAAAGCTGAGTATTTTGACCTCATTAAGAGATACGAACTGGATGAGGGCGACAATATCTGGCTCTGCACCTACAAGCTGAAAGAAATCGGCGTCGACATAGAATCTTGGAATAAGGATGGTGAGGTCAAATGAGAATCGATAAAGACAACTACTATCTGAATATCGCGAAGGCGGTTGCCGCTCGGTCTACCTGCCTTCGCCGGCAGTATGGCGCCGTAATTGTCGCAGACGATGAGATCATTGCCACCGGCTACAACGGCGCGCCCAGAGGTGAGGCCAACTGCTGCGACGTCGGTCGGTGCTACTGTAAAGAGCACTCTACCCCGATCGACGCCCATGCCGCTCGGCATGGAGACCAGTACGGAACCTGCGTTGCGGTTCACGCTGAGCAAAATGCGATCATCAGCGCGCCGAGACGCGCTATGCGAGGTGCTACTCTCTATCTCGCTTGCCTTGATGATAGCATTGACCCTGCTCCCTGTAATATCTGTGACCGCATGATTAAGAACGCAGGTATCACGAGAGTAGTAACAAGGGCAGGTACGTTTTAATGGCGTCACTTCAATACGATGGCTTGATAACGATCGCGACGGGTAGCTCGCGGCGTTCAGCAAGCTGGAAGACAAAAGAACTGCTCTGGTCTGAGTTTGTTGATAAGCTCGGCCGAGTGACAAGAACACAGGAGACTCAAGCTGAGTACTTCCGTATGCCAAAGGAAGAGCGTGACAACGCGAAGGATGTCGGCGGCTTTGTAGGTGGTACCCTCAAGGGCGGCCGCCGTAAGATCGACGCCGTACAGCAGCGCAGGCTGATTACTCTGGACATGGACTCGATTACGGCTGGCGAGGACCCCTGGCCCACAGTTGAGCTGATTCTCGGCTGCGCCGCGGTGCTTTACAGCACCCACAGCCATACAGCGAAGGCACCGCGTCTGCGACTGGTGTTGCCGTTGTCAAGGCCTGTGTCGCCAGAGGAATACGAGGCGATCGCCCGCAGAGTTGCCGGCGATATAGGTATCGACATGTGCGACGATACCACCTATGAGCCTCATAGACTCATGTACTGGGCGAGCGCGTCCTCTGACGGTGAGTTCAGGTATGAGGTGCAGGATGGCCCCTGGCTGGACGCTGACGAACAACTTGCGAGATATGCAGACTGGAAAGACCCTACCCAGTGGCCTGTGTCCAGCAGAAAGTCTGGCACGATTCGTCGTCTTGCCGATAAGCAAGGCGACCCCACCACGAAGGACGGTATCGTCGGCGCATTCTGCCGCACCTACTCCGTGGAGGACGCGATCGAGGCCTTCCTTCCTGAGGTCTATATCAAAGGTGAGAACGGCCGCTATACCTACAAAGGCGGCTCTACTTCCGGCGGCCTCGTGATCTACGAAGACGGCCGCTTTGCGTACAGCCACCACAGCACAGACCCTACCTGCGGCAAACTCTGCAACGCCTTCGACCTCGTTCGCATTCACATGTTCGGTAAGGACGATGAAGGTAAGCCCGCAAACACTGCGGCGAACAACCTTCCTTCCTATAAAAATATGTGCAAGTGGATTGAGACCAACTGCGAGAGCGTTATGAAGGAGCTGCAGAGCAAGCAGCTCGACTACATCGTTCAGCTCTTCGGCGAGGGCGACGAGGCCCCAGATATGAACTGGGTATCTCAGCTTGAGGTCAACCCGAAGACCGGACACGCGGCGACTACGGTCGAGAACATTCGTATTATCGTCAAGAATGACCCACGATTTAAGGGCGCATTCTACTTCGACGAGTTTATGGAGCGGCCTATGGTTTGCGGTGATCTTCCCTGGAGAAAAGCAGGTCCTAAGCCTCGCTCCTGGGACGATACTGACGACGCCGGCGTCCATAACATTTTGGAGAAAGACTATAAGATCGACAGTATGCCAAAGACTCGCGAAGGCGTAGACCTGGCGCTTGCCGATGTGACGCGGCACCCTGTCAGGGAGTACCTGCAAAGCCTTGTCTGGGACGGCGAGAAACGCTGCGAGACCGTATTCATTGACTACCTCGGAGCTGAGGATTCGAGATATGTTAGAACGGTAACCCGCAAAGCACTGATCGGCGCGGCCGCAAGAATCCTGTCCCCTGGCTGCAAGCATGACCACATGCTGGTTCTTGTAGGTCCCCAGGGCTGCCGCAAGAGTACGACCTTGAAGAAACTCGGCAAGGACTGGTTCTCTGACTCGCTCTATACTATGACCGGTAAGGACGCCTACGAACAGCTCCAGGGCTTTTGGATAATCGAGCTCGGAGAGATGGCGGCGACCAGGAAGGCAGAGATAGAGTCGATCAAGCAGTTTGTCTCTAAACAGGAGGACAACTACCGTGCGGCATACGCTCGCCGCACTCAATGTCACCCGAGGCAGTGCGCTTTCTTCGGCACGACCAACGATGAGGAGTTTTTGAGAGACCCGACAGGCGCTCGCCGGTTCTGGCCGGTCGTTGTAACGGACGCAGGGAAAACCCTCGGGGAGAAGCTGACGTCCGCGATCGTCGATCAGATATGGGCCGAGGTCGTTACCTACTACGAGGCCGGAGAGACCTGGTATCTGGACAGCGCGGTCGAGGAAATGGCCCGCAAGGTGCAGGCCGATCACACTGAGGCAAACGGTAAGCTCGGCTTGATCGAGAACTTCCTTGCTGTTCCGCTGCCTGAGGGCTGGGACGATTGGGACCTCGAAAAGAGACTCATGTTCTGGAGCGGCGGCTTCGGCGAGGAGCGCGAGGGCACCGTTCAGAGGACGAAGGTATGCGCTCTTGAGATATGGCAAGAGCTCTTTAAGGGCGACCCGAAGGGGTACTCGCAAGCCCAGGCGAGGGAGATCATCGGTCTCCTGCGCATGATTCCGGGCTGGCGGTTGTCCACCTCCGTCCAATGCGGAGCTATTTATGGAAGGCAGAGAGGCTTTGTGAAAGAGGTGTAATGCAACAAAGGTAGCACTTGTATGGCCAACTTTTTTCGTTAAGGGGTAGGTCGTACAGGAACAGAAGCAACAAAGGTAGCACTTTGCGAACTACCAGCAGCAAAGTGCTACCTACTCTGCTACCTCGAAAAACCCTTATATATCAAGGCTTTTTGGCTATTGGTAGTACTTGTAGTCGATAAAACATAAAAAGATTTTTTGAAAAAGTAAAGGGACACTCGACACAATGACGTCGCCCCCTCGCATTATACGTATATATAGGAAATCTTTGTTCCGTCTGCTACTCGACTACCTGAAGGAGGAAATCAATGTACGAAAGCACTTTTGAAAGAAAGCTATGCGACTATATAAAGTCACTCGGCGGTAAAGCGTACAAGTGGGTAAGCCCTGGAGCCCCGGGGGTGCCAGACAGAATCGCGATATTGCCAGGGGGCAAAGTCATTTTTATAGAGGTCAAGCGCCCGGGGCTGAGTGACGGGTTGAGTGTCAGACAGAAGAAGGTTATCGCGACACTCGTCGGGCTCGGCTGCACTGTATGGCGTATCTCCGATATGGAAGACTTGAAAGCGAGGTTGAGGGAGTATGGAGTTTAAGCCGTATTATTACCAGGCCTTCGCAGAGAACTTTATCCTTGAAAATCCAGAGGCGGGGCTATTGCTGGATATGGGTATGGGGAAAACGGTAGTAAGCCTGACCGCGGCAGACAAGCTCTTGAACGACTACTTCGCGGTGAGCAAGGTTCTGGTGATCGCTCCGCTGAAACCGGCGCGTGAGACCTGGCCGCCGGAGATCAAGAAGTGGGACCACCTGAGCCACCTGAGGCTCTCTATGATACTGGGGTCGAAGGCTGAGCGTATCGCGGCTTGCGAGCGGGAGGCTGACATCTATGTCGTGAACCGCGAGAATGTAGTTTGGCTTGTCGACTACTATAAGAGCAAGTGGCCTTTTGATATGGTCATCATCGATGAGCTGTCGAGTTTTAAGTCCAGCAAGGCCCAGCGGTTTAGGGCCCTGAAAAAGGTTCGGAAGTACATCAAGAGAATTGTCGGGCTTACCGGCACGCCGTCGCCGAACGGTCTGCTTGACCTATGGCCGGAGATGTATCTGCTGGACGAGGGAAAGGCTTTAGGCAAGACCCTGACTGGGTACCGCGATACCTACTTCCTGCCAGATAAGCGGAACGCTTCTACGATCTTTTCCTGGAAACTGAAAGACGGCGCAGAGGAACAGATTTACGAGAAGATCGGCAAGCTCTGTATCAGTATGAACGCCGCAGACTATTTGCAGCTGCCTGATAGGCTATTCCTGCGGAGAGAGTTTGAGCTGACGCCTGAGGCAATGGACCTTTATAAGACTCTGGAACGGGACACCCTTCTCCCGTTTGCTGACGGCGATATTGACGCTCCTACTGCTGCGGTCCTGACTAATAAGCTGCTGCAAGCTGCGGGCGGCGCGGCATACGATGAGAACGGCAAGGTCAAGGTTCTCCACGAGTGTAAGCTCGAGGCCCTGGACCAGTTGATCGAAGAGGCGAACGGCCAGCCTGTTCTTGTGTTCTACGCTTTTCGGCATGAGCGAGACAGAATCATGGAGCGTTATCCTGAGGCCGTAGATATTAAGGAGGACGGCGCAGTCGTCCGCTGGAACGAAGGTAAGATTCCGATCATGCTGGCGCACCCCGCAAGCGCAGGGCATGGGCTGAACCTTCAAGCGGGAGGCCATATCGCGATATGGTACGGCCTACCTACCAGCCTTGAGCTATACCAGCAGGCAAATAAGCGCTTGCACCGTCCAGGGCAGAAGAAAACGGTCCTGATTCACCATATCCTGATGAAAGGCACCTATGACTACAGAGTTTTAGACGACATACTTGCGCCGAAGGAGGCGCGGCAGAACGCTTGCCTTGAGGCGCTGAAAGCAAGAATCAAGGAGGTACAGCATGACAAGAGATGAAGCAAAAGAGTTTCTCAACCGCGGCTATCGGTCCAGAGCACGGATTCAGGCAAAGCGAGAGCGCATTGATAGTTGGCAGCAGATCGCTGAGTCTATAACAGCGGCGATAAAGCCGGTAGCCGCATTCTCCTCTCTTCCCTCTAAGAAGGTAGAGGACTGCGCCTGCAATATCGTTGACCTGCAGAGTGAGATACTGGACGAGATCAATGCTCTTACAAGGGCTGAGACTGAAATCGGCAGAGCGATCGACCAGTATGTCGAGGACCCAACTCTGAAACAGGTTTTGGAGCTGCGGTATCTCAACTATCTCAAGTGGGAGGAAATCGCGGTTCGTATGAACCTTACTTTCCGGTGGACGATGACCCTACACAAGAGAGCGTTGGAAACTTTTTCGGCGAAAGCGCGTTAATTCACATTACGCGCGCGATATAATTTATACTCGGAAGACTCGGATGGAAAACGTCCGAGTCTTTTTAGTGGGACACTGCGCGGGCCTCCGGTGCAGTGTCCCACTACACTTTTACCCCGAAGGAGGTGGTGAGCGTGGCGGCTAAGCTAACGCCAAAACAGAGGCGCTTTGTAAATGAATACTTGATCGACCTGAATGCTACGCAAGCCGCTATCCGAGCGGGGTACAGCAAAAAGACGGCTCAGCAGATCGGCGCAGAAAACCTTTCCAAACCTGTTATCCAGGCTGAAATCCAGAAAAGGCAGGTCAAACTCCAGAATAAGCTGGAGATCACCCAGGAACGAGTCCTTCAGGAGCTTGCCGCTATCGCGTTTGCGAACGGCGCAGACTTCGCTAAGGTCGTGAATACTGGGTTACTGCCTACGGTTGAGATGATTCCGACTGATGAGCTGGCTCCTGAGAAGCTACCGGCTATAGCAGGTATCAAGGCTAACCAGTACGGCGTGGAGGTCAAGCTCCATGATAAGGTTAAGGCGCTTGAGCTGCTTGGCAAGTACCTCGGCACCTTTGAGGGCGGCGCGACACAGGAGCAGTCTGAGAACAACCTCTTCGAGGCGATCGATTCTATCGGAGAGGAGGATTTGAATGATCTACCAGAAGTTCAGCGCTCGGCAGAAGGCGACTCTGATATGGTGGAAGACTAAGACCTTCGGCAATCGCGACGGCGTTATCTGTGACGGTTCCATTCGTTCAGGTAAGACAGTCTCCATGACGGTTGGCTTTATCCTCTGGAGCATGTCAAGGTTTAACAACCAGAGTTTCGCTATCTGCGGCCGAACGATCGAGGCTCTGCGCCGGAACGTGATCGTTCATATTCCTACCTGGCTTGAGGGTCTCTTCACAGTGACTGAGCGCCGTAGCGAGAACAAGATGGTCGTGACCGTGGGAAAACGGACAAACACCTATTACCTCTTCGGCGGCCGAGACGAGTCCAGCTATACACTGATTCAGGGTATCACGCTGGCCGGCGTCCTTTTCGATGAGGTCGCGCTTATGCCGCGTTCCTTTGTCGAGCAGGCAATGGCTCGTTGCTCTGTCTCCGGCTCGAAGTTCTGGTTCAACTGCAACCCTGAAAGTCCAGGTCACTGGTTTTACAAAGAGTGGATTTGTAAGGCAGCGGAGCGCAATATGCTTTACCTGCACTTCACTATGGACGACAACCTCAGTCTCGACAGTAAGATCAAGGCCAGATATGAGGGCATGTATTCCGGCGTGTTCTATGACCGCTATATCAGAGGTCTGTGGACCGTTGCAGAGGGCCTAATCTATACCATGTTTAATAAGGACTACCACGTAGTTCCTTCTATACCTCGTAGCTACGAGGACTACCTAATCTCCTGCGACTACGGCACCCTGAACCCGACTTCGGCCGGACTGTGGGGGCTGTGCGAGGGAAAATGGTACCGCATTCGCGAGTATTACTACGACGGACGAAAACAGCGGCACCAGCGAACAGACGAGGAGCATTACGCAGCGATCGAAGAGCTTGCCGGCAACCTGCCGATCAGAAAGCTCATTGTTGACCCGTCTGCCGCATCTTTTATCGAAGTAGTACGCAGGCATGACCGCTTTATGGTTGAGCCTGCAAGCAATAGAGTTCTTGACGGTATTCGCGATGTCGCCACTCGGCTGAACGCCGGCGACTTCTTTATCTGCGACTGCTGCAAGGACTGTATTCGAGAGTTCGGTCTCTATCGCTGGGACGAAAAGGCGATCGACGACCGGCCTCTTAAAACCGACGACCACGCAATGGACGATACCCGCTACTTCGTCCGCGCTGCGTTCCAGCCGTCGAGATTTAGTTTTTAAGGAGGCGAGATCATGCCTTTATTTATGAACCCTATTGAGCAAGAGCTTTTTAATCTGCGCCTCCGTGCCGGCAGGCCGATCACTGAGCTTGAGTTCTACGCCAGAGAGCTTGATGCCTGGGAGTCTTCCCCGGAGCGTAAGGAAATGCTTGACGGTGACCGATACTATGTCGGCAACCACGATATTCTGCGGCGCAAACGCACCGCGATCGGCCCTGACGGGAAGCTGATTCCTGTGGAGAACCTTCCGAACAACCGTATCGTGGATAACCAATACGCGAAACACGTAGACCAGAAGGCCAACTACCTGCTCGGTCAGCCAATCTCCTTTTCCTGCGATAATGACGGGTACGTAGCTGAGGTCAAGAAGATTCTCGGCATGAAGTTCATGCGTACCCTGAAAACCGCAGGAGTCGAGTGCTTTAACGCAGGTATCTCCTGGCTCTACCCCTACTATAACAAAAGCGGCGAGCTTGCTTTCCGCGTGTTCCCCGGCTATGAGGTTCTCCCTTTCTGGGCAGACGCCGCACACACTGAGCTTGATTCGGCTTTGCGGCTCTATCCTGTCGAGGTGTACTACGGAACCGAGAAGAAGATCGTCAAGAAGGTCGACCTCTTCACTATGGACGGCGTTACGACTTACACCTTTGAAGACGGTCGGCTGACACAGGACACCGAGAAGCAGTCCTATGTTAAGGCGAAAGACACCAGGGGCAATGAAAAGCCTCTGAACTGGGAACACTTTCCGCTTATCCCTATCAAGTACAACGCGAAAGAGATTCCCCTGATTCGCCGCGGTCGCTCGCTGCAAGACGCGATCAACCTGCTCCAGTCTGACTTTGTGAATAACATGGAGGAAGACGTGCGGAACACGGTTCTCGTGCTTAAGAACTATGACGGCCAGGACCTCGGCGAGTTCCGGCGCAACCTCACTACCTACGGAGCTATCAAGGTCCGCACGGTTGAAGGTACTGACGGCGGTGTGGACAGTCTCGAGATCACGGTAAACGCCGAGAACTATAAGACTGTTCTGGAGCTCCTGAAAAAGGCGCTCATTGAGAACCTCCGCAGCTACGACGCAAAGGACGACCGGCTTTCCGGTACTCCTAACCAGATGAATATCCAGAGCATGTATTGCGACATCGACCTCGACGCGAACGCAATGGAGACCGAGCTGCAAGCTGCTTTTGAAGAGATTCTATGGTTCGTCAATACGCACCTCGCCAACACCGGCAAGGGTTCGTTTGAGTCCGAAGATATTACGGTTATCTTCAACCGCGATATTCTTATCAACGAGTCTGAGTCTATTGATAACTGCGCGAAGTCTGTCGGCATTATCTCTGACGAGACGATCGTAGCTATGCACCCGTGGGTCGATGACCCCGCAGCAGAGCTGGAGCGTCTCGAAAAGCAGAAAGAGGAAACCGACCCCTACCGTGCAGCCTTTGAGCAGGCCAACGCTTTGCGCAATCCCGAAGGCGGTGAGCCGGTAAATGAGGAATGATAAATACTGGGCCAATCGAATGCGGATTCTTGAAGAGTCCTTGCTCGATACCGGCTATGATTATGTAAAGAACCTCGAGCGGCAGTATGCAACCGCTATTCAGGATATAGAATCGCAAATCGCGAAATGGTATCAGCGCTTTGCAACTGAGAATGGCATAACTCTCGCCGAGGCTAATAAGCTGCTTACCACGCAGGAGCTTGACGAGTTCAGGTGGACCGTTGAAGAATATATAAAATACGGTCAAGAGAACGCAGTCTCTCAGGCGTGGTATAAGCAGCTTAAAAACGCTTCTGCCCGCGTTCATGTATCGAGGCTTGATAGTCTCAAGCTCCAGCTCCAGGCGCAAGCCGAGGCTCTACACGGAGCCCAGACGGAGCTGCTTGAGACTTCTCTTGCGGAAGTTTATGAACGCGGTTATTACCACACAGCCTTTGAGCTGCAAAAGGGTATCGGAGTCGGCTGGACCCTTCACGGTTTGACCGACGACACGATCAAGAAGGTGCTCGCAAGACCCTGGACTCTGGACGCCCAGACGTTCAGTGATCGTATCTGGGCCAATAAGCAAACCCTGGTAAACAGCGTGAACACGCAGCTTACTCAGACGATCATGCGCGGCGCCTCACCTGATAAGGCAATTAAGGCGATTGCTGATCGCTTTAAGGTTTCCCGCTCGCAGGCAGGCCGGCTGGTTATGACTGAGACTGCGGCCTTTGCCAACATGGCGCGAAAAGACTGCTTTACCGATCTCGGCGTTAAGAAGTACGTGATCGTGGAGACCCTTGACAAGGAGACCTGCAGCCTTTGCGGTTCTCTGGACGGTAAGGTCTATCCTATGAGCGAGTATAAAGTCGGCGTTACTGCGCCGCCTTTTCACCCCTGGTGCCGCGGCACGACCGCGCCTTACTACGAGGATATGGAAAACCTCGGAGACCGTTTCGCAAGAGACGACGAGGGCAAGCGCTATACCGTTCCTAAGGATATGACCTATAAGGAGTGGGAAAGAAAATTTCTACCAAAAGCGCTTACAACCTTACCGCAGCGTGATATAATCATAGGGAGGTCCGTAGGTGCGAAAGCCCGTAACTATGAAGTCATGGACCTTGACACCGGCGAGATGTTCCACTTTGCTGAAGGTACAAAGATTCAGGACGTAGAGGTCTTTGCCGGTAAGGGAGTAAAGTCTCCTTTTAGAAAAGCTGAGAAGTATGCTGACCGTTACGGCGGCAAGCCAGAGGACTGGCAGCACGCAAAGGGGTTTGGTGTTCTCGCTACGCCTGAGGGCGATCGAGAGGCCGAGGTCCATTGGGTGCAGTGCTCTGGCGTCGGCAAGTTTGAGTTCTTTGTTAAGGAGTGGTTGGATTGAAGGTGAAGTATATCGGGCCGGACTTCGTTGCCATGCCCACTGGTACAGTATGTGAAGTACTGTCTATCGAAAAAGGTTGGTACCGTGTTATGACTGAGCTCGACGAAACTTACCTTTTTCCGCCTAAAGTATTTGAAATTGTTGAAGGGTCTGAGGCTGATGTTTTGGGTTCATAATTGACCCGTATCGTGCCAATGGCTCTAAGAGGGTAAACCTAAGGGCCCCAGCGTAAAAACGCGATACAGGAGACCGTGGAGCCCCATACAAGCAATAATGATTAGAGCACCCCTGCGGATAACGCAGGCGGTGCTTTTTTCATACAAAAAATTACCGCCTTGCGCGGCGGACAATAAATAGCGCGCCCGCAATACCGGGACTGGCCGGATAAAAAGGATAGCGGGAGACAGGAGGAAAATATGTTGGACTGGCTGAAAACTATTTTGGGAGAAGCGTACTCTGAGGAGATCGACAAGAAGGTTTCCGAGGAGATCGGCAAGAACTTCGTGGCGCGTGCTGACTTTAACACGCTGAACACTGAGAAGAAAAACCTTGCCGACACGGTTAAGGAGCGTGACAAGCAGCTGGAGACCCTCAAGGCCTCTACCGGTGACGTTGAAGCTCTGAAAAACCAGATCGCAACTCTCCAGACCGAGAACGCAACTGCGGCGAAGGCCCACGAGGCTGAGATCAAAAGCCTCAAAATCGATACCGCCGTTGAGCTGGCTCTGTCTGCGGCAAAAGCGAAGAACGTAAAAGCCGTTAAGGCTCTGCTCGACCTGGATAAGGCTGAGCTGGACGCAGACGGCACCGTTAAGGGACTGGCCGACCAGATCAAGAAACTGGCTGAGGCTCCTGACAGCGGCTTTATGTTCGAGACTGGCAAGGCTGGGTTCAAGGGTTTCAAGCCTGGTGAGAGTGGTGACCCTAACAACCAGCCCCCGGACTACTCTAAAATGACCTACGACGAACTCGCTGCGTATATGGAGAACAACCCTGACGCGGCAAACTAATTTTGAAAGGAAGTTGAACAATAATGGCGAAATTTGATGCTAAGTCCTTCAACGAGAAGGCATTCGGCAAGTATATGTCTGCCGTTCCCAACCCTAAGCTGAATAAGCTGAGAGAGTCTCGCGCGATCGTGGGCGACCAGCGCCTGCGCGATACCTTTGGCAACGCGAACCAGGGCGGTACTGTGTACGCGGTTCTGCCTTTCTTCGGTCTGCTCGGCGGCGCCGCTCAGAACTACGACGGCGCGAGCGACCTGAACCCTGGCTCTACTAAGACCTTTGAGCAGGGTGTTTTCACCTTTGGCCGTATGAACGGCTGGACTGAGGCTGACTTCTCCTATGACGTCACCGGCGGCGTTGACTTTATGGCGAACGTCCGCAACCAGATCAACGAGTACTGGAACAGCGTTGACCAGGATATTCTGCTTGACATCTTGAAGGGTATCTTCCTCATGTCCAATACCGGCACCGGCGCGATCAAGACTGCGAACAAGAAGTTCGTGGACAACCATACCTATGACATCTCCGCAAGCGGCGATACCGAGACTACCGCTGACATGATGATGACCGCCACCACTCTGAACTCCGCTATCCAGAAGGCCTGCGGCGATCACAAGGGTAAGTTCTCTCTGGTGCTCTGTCACTCTGCGGTTGCTACCAACCTGGAGAACATGAAGCTCCTGACTTACCTGAAGTACACTGACGCCGACGGCATCGAGCGCGAGCTGGGCCTGGGCTCCTGGAACGGCCGCCTGGTTATCGTAGACGACTCCATGCCTGTTGCCGAGGAAGGCAGCACTCACAAGCACAGCGTCTACACTACCTACGTGCTGGGTGAGGGCGCGATCGGTTGGGAAGATGTCGGCGCGAAGGTGCCGTACGAGATGATTCGTGACGCTAAGCACCGCGGCGGCGAAGATACCCTCATCAGCCGTAAGCGCAAGGCTGTGTCTGTTGCAGGTATTTCCTACACGAAGGCCTCCCAGGCTACCAACAGCCCCACCAATGCTGAGCTGGCTACCGGCACTAACTGGTCTCTGGTTAACGACGGTACCGATACGATCGCTGATAAGGTCATTCCTATCGCCCGTATCATCTCCAGAGGTTAAGGCCTATGGTGGACGTACTCGCGGCAGTAAAAACCCGACTGTTGGCTCTTGGCTATACGGTAGCTGAGACCGACAGCGCGGCGATCGACTACAATGTTAAGAAAGCCGAGGCAGACCTAAAGGCCAGAACGAATCAGCTTCAAGTGCCTGAGGGCCTTTTCTATGTCTGGGTGGATATGGCCGCGGGCATGTTCCTCGCAGACAAGAAGCAGACCGGCGCACTCGCCGATCAGTATGACTTTGAGGCCCCTGCAAAGAGTATCTCTGAGGGCGATACTTCGGTCACTTTCGCAATCGCCGATACTGGCTCTTTCGAGGACCAGTTCGACGCAATGCTTGCAAAGATGATCGAACCCAGCGCAGAGCTGATCGCGGCTTATAGGAGGCTGGTATGGTAAAGAACTATCGGAACGCGCTCCAGAAGCTCTGGAAGGGCCTCTGCGACGTTTACACAGTCAAGACTATAAGAAACCCAGCCAACGGCCGAGACGAGCCCACGGAGGTCCAGGTTCTCCAGAAACAGCCGTGCAGGCTTTCCTTCTCCAGTATCTCAAGCACTACCGAGCAGGATAGCGCTCCGCTGACACAGCAGTCGCTGAAACTGTTCCTCGATAAGTCCGTAGCCATTCCTCCCGGCTCGAAAATCGTGGTTACCCAGGAGGGCCAGACAAACGCCTATGCGCAGTCTGGTCCTCCTGCAGTTTACAGCGTTCATCAGGAGATCATGCTCGTGCCTTTCGAGAGGTATGCGTAATGGCTCGCTGGGGCCGCTGCGACTTCTCTCAGTATCGAGAGCTCGCGAACAGCTTTGGCAAACTGAGCGACGCGGAGCTTGATGATCTCTGTATCGCCTGCAGTAAAGAACTTGCGTCCAGACTTCTGGCACTGGTTATCCCTGCAACGCCGGTCGGCAAATACCCGAAAGGCTCCGGCAAGAAAGGCGGTACTCTCCGGCGCGGCTGGGGCGCAAAGAACGGCAAAGCCGCTCAGGGTTATGCGCAGTCCCTGACTGTGACAAAGAGCGGTAGTATGTATACCGTTGAGATCATCAATCCCGTAGAATACGCCTCCTATGTGGAGTTCGGTCACCGAACCCCTTCCGGGGGCTGGGTCGAGGGTCAGTACATGCTGACTATCTCGGAAGAAAAGCTAAAGCGAATCGCCCCGTCTGTGCTTGAGAAGATGGTGCTCCAAAAGCTGAAGGAGGTTTGCAATGGCGGAAATTAACACGAACATTATTTTAGATGGAATCACTCTGGCCTTGCGAAAGGCCTTTCCTGAAAGTCATATCGAGTCTGACACAGTAAAGCAGGGGCTTCGGCCGCCTGCTTTTATTGTGCTTTTGGTAAATGCCGAAGTCCTGGACTATCCGGCGCAGCGTCAAAAGAGACTCCCTCGCTTTGACGTCCTTTACTTTCCAAAGGCCGGACGAGAAGAGTGCTACCGCGCAGCCGATACCCTCTGCGAAGAGCTCAAGCTCATCGACCTGCCGGGGGGCGATAAGCTGCGCGGCACGGATATGAGCTTTGAGGTCACTGCTGGCGTGCTGCATTTCCTCGTCTCGTATAACCACTTTGCTCGTACAGAGATCAACGAGACCCTGATGGGCACGCTGAAAATTGAGCAAGGAGGAAAGTAATATGGCTAAAGCCTCTACCGCGGCAAAGGCTGCGGTTCCTAAGCACTCGAAAGAGCAGCTGCTCAGGTCTAACCGATACGCGAACCGGCGCGACCTGATCGGCGCCCTTTTGGAGGACGATAAGCAGTATACCCTCGCTGAGGTCGATACTGCGATCGATAACTTTATGAAAGGTAAGGTGAAATAATATGGCCCTTGGCGGTGGAATCTGGGCAGTACAGAACAAGGTACTCCCCGGTACTTATATCAACTTTTCCAGCGTGGCTAAGGCGTCCGCTACCCTCTCCGAAAGAGGCTACGCGGCTATGCCTCTGGTGCTGGACTGGGGCCCCGATAACACGGTTTTCGCCGTGACGAGCGGGGACTTCCAGAAGAACAGCCTTAAGCTGTTCGGTCATCCGTATACCGATAAGGCTCTGCAGCCCCTGCGTGAGCTGTTCCAGTATACGCAGACCCTTTACGCTTACCGCCTGAACGGCGGCGGCGCGAAAGCTACGTGCGAGTTCTGCACCGCACGCTATTCCGGCGTTGCCGGCAATAAAATGTTTGTGGTTATCGCTGCAAATGCCGATCAGCCGAGTCTCTTTGACGTCAGCCTGTACTATGACACCACTCTGCTTGACATGCAGACGGTCGACGCGGCTACCGCACTGAAGGATAACGACTTTGTCACCTGGAAGTCTGAGGCCGTGCTGAAGGCAACCGCGAAGACCCCGCTCGCGAGCGGCACGAACGGTACTGCAAACGCTTCTGCGCACCAGGCTTTCCTGGACAAGCTGGAGAGCTACAGCTTCAATACGCTCGGCTGTCCTTCCGACAACCCGACCACGATCAAGCTGTACGTCAACTACACGAAGCGCCTCCGCGACGAGATCGGCGCGAAGTTCCAGACGGTCATCTTCAACCTGTCTACCAATGAGAAGATCGGAGACTATGAGGGCGTTATCGAAGTCGGCAGTAATGTGACGGGCTATGATGAGAGCATTCCCGGCATGGGTCAGTACGGCCTTGTGTATTGGATGACCGGCGCGTCTGCCGGCTGCGCAGTCAATAAGTCCAATACCAACAAGAAGTATGACGGCGAGTTGACCGTCAACACCGACTACACCCAGGCCGAACTCGAGGCCGCGATCAAGAGCGGGCGCCTGATGTTCCACAACGTCAATGGAGAGACCCGAATCCTGGAAGATATTAACTCCCTGGTCACTGTCTCCGACACGAAGGGCGACGTATTCAAGTCCAACCAGACTATCCGCGTCTGCGATCAGATCGCCAATGACACGGCCGTGCTCTTCAATACCCGCTACCTGGGTACCGTGCCGAACGACGCGGCAGGCAGAGTCGCTCTGTGGAACGACATTTGCAAGCTGCACCAGGACCTTGAGTCTATTCGTGCAATCGAAGACTTTGACCCCGACAGCGTGACCGTTGAGCAGGGCGACACGAAGAAGGCTGTTCTCTGCATTGTGAAGAACCTGAACGTCGTGAACGCTATGGCTCAGCTCTATATGTCTGTCATCATCATGTAAGAAGGAGGTTTGAACTATGAATCAGCCTATTATGAACGCGCTTGACGCGGTTGCAGGCTCTCAGGCCTCTGCGTATATCACCATGGCCGACGGAAACAGATATTGCTTTATGCAGCTCTACTCCTTCGAGTCCAATATGGAGATCAACGTGGCCGAGGTTCCTATCCTCGGCAAGTCCGGTAAGGGCAACAAGCCCACCGGCTGGACCGGTATCTGGAGCGGCACCGCCCACTATAACCAGTCTGTCATCAGAAAGATGTTGCTCGAGTACAAGAGAACCGGCTTTATGCCGACCTTCGACATTCAGGTTTCCAACGAGGACCCGACCGCTTCTGTCGGTCGTCAGACGATTATCCTGAAGAACTGCCTCACTAAGGGCGGTATCCTTGCGAAGTTCGACGCCGACGCCGAGACCCTGGACGAGGAGCTCGAAGGCACCTTCGACGACTGGGAAATGCCTGAGACCTTTAGCTTGCTGAACGGCATGCAGTAAACGACACAAAAACAGGAGGTAATTATTTATGGCTAAGAATCTGACTGCGTTCCTTGCTCAGAACGCAAAGAAGATCGACAACGTTACTTTTATCGCGTCCGACCGTTTCGTGGACCCTGATACCGGCGAGGCAATGCCCTGGGAAATCTGCTGCATTACTGCCGCAGAGAACGCCTCTCTCAGAAAGTCCTGTATGCGCACGATCCCCGTGCCTGGTCGCAAAGGCCAGTTCACCCAGGACTTTGACGCGAACGCCTACCTCGCAAAGGTCTCCGTGCGCTGCACGGTATTCCCTAACCTGAACGACGCCGAGCTGCAGCAGAGCTACGGCGTTATGGGCGCAGAGCAGCTGATTACCACCATGCTGACCCCCGCCGAGTTCGAGGACTACTCTACGAAGGTTCTGGAGGTCAACGGCTTCCAGTCCGGCGAGGAAATGGTGGAAGAAGCAAAAAACTAATACTTGAAGACGACCCCGAGGCGAGCTACGTCTACTACTGTCTTCACAAGTTCAAATGGCCGCCGAACGTCTTTCTTGACTTAGACCCTTATACGCAGGCTTTTATCATAGCCGCGATCGATATTAAGGTCGAGCAGGAAAAGAAAGAGGCAGCAAAAATAAAGCACAAGAAAAAATAAACGGCGGCGCGGAGTGGTTTGGGGCCCCGCTCCGCCGCTTTTTTCTTAGAAAGGAGGGCCTATGGCACTTATCAAGTCGCAGCTTGTTCTGGTCGACGGCATGACCGCGCCGCTGAGAAGCATTCACCGAGCAATGAACCTGGCGCTAAACAGCTTTGAGTCCATGCAGACCGCTTCTGGGCGCGCAGTCGATACCCGCTCCTTCCAGACGGCGCGTGAAGAGCTTGCTCGGATGGGCGCGCAGCTTGAAGAAGTCGAGAACCAGACGCACAGAACTGGCGGCGCAGCGGAGTCCATGAAGTCGAAGTTCATGCACGCAGCCGCGGCGGTCGGCGCTGCACTGTCGATCAAGAATATTATCGGCCTTGCGGACGCCATGACGCAGACCGAGGCACGGCTGAACCTGATTACCGGCGACCTTGAAAAGACTGCGGCGCTACAAGACCAGATCATGGCCTCCGCAAACAGGTCCCGCGCCTCCTATCAGAGTACGGCTGACGCCGTTGCGAAGATGGGTATTATGGCGAAAGACGCCTTTAACAATACAGACGAGCTTGTCGCCTTTACAGAGCTTATCAATAAGCAGTTCACGATTGCAGGCACTTCTGCGGCCGGTCAAGAGGCTGCAATGATGCAGCTGACTCAGGCTATGGCCTCCGGCGTGCTGCGAGGTGAAGAGCTCAACAGTATCTTTGAGCAGGCGCCTACGATCATTCAAACGATTGCCGATCACCTCGGCGTATCGGTTGGCGAGATTCGGGCTATGGCTGCCGAGGGCCAGATCACGGCGCAGGTCGTCAAAGAGGCTATGCTCGGTTCGGCCAAAGAGATCAATGACCAGTTCAATGATATGCCTTATACCTTCGCCCAGATTTGGACGATGATGCAGAACATTCTGCTCGAGGCGTTCGGTCCTTTGATTCAGGTTATCGGCGCGGGCGCGCAGTGGATTTATGAGAACTGGGCGGCGATCGAGCCTGTGCTCGTCGGCGTGGCTACGGCGGTCGCGATTCTTACCGCAGCATATCTTGTTCATACCGCGGCCACCTGGCTCCAGGTTGAGGCGAACCGAGCCCTTATCATCTCGCTGCTTTCTAACCCGATTCTCTGGATTGCGGTAGCGATTGGCATACTCGTAGGCATGATCTATAAGTGGATTCAGTCTGTCGGAGGTCTCCGTAATGCCTGGAACCTCTGCACGCTTGCATTGATTGTCGGCTGGAATGCAGTTAAGCTCGCATTCTTCGTCGGCGTGTACTGGGTCATGGACCTTGTCGCAAAACTCCAGCTCTGCTGGCAGAAGGCCGGCGTTGCGATTGCGAACTTTATGGGAAACATGAAGGTCTCCGTTCTGACGATTTTGCAGAATATGATTAACGGCGCGATCGATCTTATCAATAAGTTCACCGGGCTGCTGAACAAGCTCCCCGGGGTCAATATTGAAGCGATCGAGCACGTCACTTTCGCGGCGACAGCCGCCACAGAGAACGAGGCCGCAAAGGCTGCGAGAGCTGAGGAGCTTGCGAACTTCGAGGCCGAGCTTGCGGCAGCTAAAGCCGGTCGAGACGCGCATATCGACTCCCTGAAAGCTGAGCTCAACTCTTCGGTCAGCGCTTTGCAAAGCGCAAATGCCCAGATGAAGGCAGAAGCCGCGGCGAACAATGCCGCAGAGCAGATGGCGCTTGACGGTATCGGTCAGGACCTGTCTGGCCCTGGAGGTATCAAGGACAGCGCCGGCAGCGCGGCTGCGTCTCTTAAGGAAACCACAGAAGACCTCAAGTATATGCGAGACCTCGCAGAGCAAGAGGCTATCAACCGCTTCACCACCGCCGAGGTCAAGATCGATATGTCCGGCATGACCAACCGTATCGACTCTGACATGGACCTTGACGGCGTGCTGAATACTCTGACTGAGGGCTTTGCTGAGGCCCTGGAAGTCGCTGCTGAGGGGGTGCATGAGTAAATGTATAGCTTTTTCATTGACGGCATGGAGCTGCCGATCGCTCCGCAGAAATTGACCGTTAAGATCAAGGGCAACAATAAAACGCTGACCTTGATTAACGAAGGCGATATAAACTTCCTGCGTGCTCCTGGGCTTACTGAGATCACCTTTGACGCGGTACTTCCCATGCTGGGACAGTACTCCTTTGCGAACGGTTACCGCCGACCGGACTCCTATCTGAACAAGCTGGAGAGCCTTATGACCGGCAAGGAGCCGTTTCGCTTCCTGGTGAGCCGTGTGTCTCCCTCTGGCAGACTTTTATATGACACGAATATGAAAGTAAGCCTTGAGAATTACACGGTCACAGAGGACGCCACAAAGGGCCCAGACGTGACTGTCTCCATCACGCTCAAGCAGTATATCAGCTACTCGACGAAGACCGTCACCGTAGTAAAGCCAAAGCCTGAAAAAAAGCCCGTTGTTCAGCAGAAGAAAAAGCGAGAGACCTCCAGCGCGCCGAAAGTCAAGACCTACACGGTTAAGTCCGGCGACTGCCTTTGGAATATCGCTAAGAAGTATTATGGCAACGGCGCGCAGTACACAAAAATCTATAACGCGAATAAGGGAAAGATCAAGAATCCGAACCTTATTTATCCGGGGCAGGTGTTGACGATTCCATGAAAATAGACCTGATTATTCAAAACGACAGCACCGTTTACTACCCTATCGTCGAGGAGGGTATCACGCTTGAGTGGGACCGCAAGAGCACTCCAGGCAAGCTCAAATTTTCCTGTATCAAGGACGACGTTCTTTCCTTCCAGGAGGGAAACCCTGTAAAGCTATCCGTCGACGGGACGGATATTTTTTATGGTTTCGTGTTTGAAAAGAGCCGGTCCGGCCGGACGCCGTACCTCATTGAGGTTACGGCCTACGATCAGCTCCGCTACTTCAAGAACAAAGACACCTACGTCTACTCCAACAAGAAGGCGAACGAGGTCATTAAGATGATCGCTGAGGACTTTGGCCTGAAAACAGGAAAGCTGGAGGACACTGAGCACGTCATTGAGTCCCGCACCGAGGATAACGCTACGCTCTTCGATATTGCGCAGAACGCGCTGGACGAAACGCTCCAGGCTAAGACAAAGCTCTTCGTTCTCTATGATAATGTCGGCAAGCTGACGCTGCAAAACATTGAGAACATGAAGCTAAACCTCTGTATCGATATGGACACGGCTGGCAACTACAGCTACTCCAGCTCGATCGACCGCCAGACTTATAACCAGATTAAGATCACTTTTGAGAATAAGAAAAGCGGTAAGCGCGAGGTGTTCATAGCGAAAGACAGCGCAAATATCAACAAGTGGGGCCTTCTGCAGTACACCGACAAGGTGGAGATCGCCACAAACGGCGCGGCAAAAGCAGAAGCCCTTTTGAAACTCTATAACACAAAGACCCGTTCCCTGTCTATCTCCGACGCGCTCGGAGATATTCGGGTTCGGGCCGGTTCGTCCGTCATTGTGAAGCTCGGGCTCGGTGACATCAATATCCAGAGCTATTTGCTCGTGGAGAAGGTAACGCATAAGTTCAAGCAGAATCAGCACCTGATGGACCTGAAATTGCGAGGTGGTACATTTGTCGCCTGATATGACCGGATTCCTTGGAGACGTAAAACGCGCCGCCGTCGAGGCTGTTAAGGCTGGCAAGCCCTTCGCCTTTGTACTCGGCAAGGTAACCAGCGCCGCGCCGCTCAAGGTGCAGGTGGACCAGAAGCTGGAGCTTACCGAGCAGCAGCTTATCCTGACGAACGCGGTCAGAGATTACACGGTCCGCATGACTGTCGATCATCAGACCGAAGACACGTCCGGCGGCAGCGGCGACGCGGCTTTCGCCAGTCACAAGCATGCCTATAAAGGTACGAAGGCCTTTCGTGTTCACCTTGCGCTCAAGGCTGGTGAGCAGGTCCTTTTGCTGAGGGCTGACGGCGGGCAGAAGTTTATTATTTTAGACAGAGTGGAGGCGCCGAAATGATTCCCAAAACAGACGACGACCTCCTGACGCTGGAGGTCGAGACTCAACCGAGTCTCACTTACGCTCTGGATATTGAGCATGGGCGTATTCGCGGCATGGTCGATAACCTCGAGTCCCTAAGACAAGCAATCTATCTGATTCTCAGTACAGAGCGCTATGCGTACCTGATTTACTCCTGGGACTACGGGGTGGAGCTCGTCGAGCTGATCGGCAAGCCGAAAGAGTACGCGCTCCCAGAGATCAAGCGTTGTATTACAGAAGCCCTGCTGCAGGACGACCGCGTTACCGCAGTAGACGGCTTTGAGTTTGAAACCGGAAAAGAGACTGTTCACGTTACCTTTACCGTGCACAGCATTTTCGGTGACCTGGAGGTGGAAACTGATGTACGAAGATAAGACCTATGAGGCGATTCTTCAAGAAAAACTGGCGCGAGTAGCCTCGAGCCTTGACAAGCGCGAGGGCTCTATCATTTTCGACGCACTTGCGCCGAACTCGCTGGAAAGCGCGATGATCTATGTCGCCCTCGATACTGTACTCAATGAGACCTTCGCGGACACAGCAAGCCGTGACTACCTTATCAAGCGCTGCAGCGAGAGAGGCATTACGCCTTTGCCCGCTACTGCGGCGGTCGGTATCGGCGACTTTAGCATGGAGATTCCCATCGGCACTCGGTTCTCCTGCGATAAGTATAACTGGGTTGTGACCGAGAAAATCTCGTCCATGAAATACTACCTCAAGTGCGAGACTGCAGGTGCAGACCCGAACAGCTACACAGGCCAGCTTATCCCCATTGAGTATATCGAGGGCCTTGCTACGGCAGAACTTACCTCGATTGCGATCAACGGCGAGGACGAGGAAACGACTGAAACTCTGCGCCTTCGCTACCTCAACAGCTTTGAGAACCAGTCCTATGGGTTTAATCGTGGGCAGTACGTGGAAGTGACTGAGGCTCTGCCCGGCGTCGGCGGCTGTAAGCCATACCGAGCTTGGAAAGGTCCTGGTACGGTCAAGCTCGTTATCACAGACAGCGACTACAAGCCGCCTTCCAGTACTCTGGTTGAGAAGGTGCAGACCGCGATTGACCCAACGCAGAACCACGGCGAGGGCATCGGCCTTGCCCCGATCGACCACGAGGTTACGATCGTTGCTGCGACCGGCACCACGGTCAATATCTCTACGACCTTGACTTTCGCCCCTGGCTGGAACCTGGAAGAAAGCCGTACCTATATTGAAGCGGCGATTGAGGCGTACTATCGAGAGCTCAATTCTACCTGGGCACGAGAGGCTAACCTGATCGTGAGAATCTCGCAGATCGAGTCCCGCCTTCTGGCGCTCTCCGGCATTGTAGATATTTCCGGCACGACTCTGAACGGCCAGGCTGGAAACCTCACTCTTGATAAGGACGCGGTTGCAGTGAGGGGGTCGTTCTCCGGTGCGTAACTTCAACAATATCAGAACGATCGACCTCAGAGAGTACTTGCCTGAGGTGCTGAAAGATGTTCAGGAAATGCGGGCGATCATGGAGGCTGAGACCCCTGAAGTCCAGGCTATCTGGGACGCCTGCGAAGACTGCATGAATGACCAGTTCATCATGGAGGCGACTGAAAACGGCGTTGCTCGCAGAGAGAAAATGCTGAAGATCACGCCCTTCGCCACGGACACCCTGGACGACCGCAAGCTCAGGTTGCTCAGTAGGTATAACGAGAATATTCCGTACACCAGAAGGAGCCTGGAGGCTCTTCTGGAGTCCCTTTGCGGAGCGGGCGGGTATATTCTCACGATCAATACGGCGACCTTTACGGTGAACGTGAAGGTCGCTCTTACTGTTAAAAAGCAAGAAACGATCATTGCAGAAACCCTTGAGCGAATCTTGCCCTATAACATGGTTTTCAGTGTTGAGCTTCTTTATAACACCTGGGGCCAGATTAAGGCCTATACCTGGGCAGAGCTAAAGAAACTCACCTGGAGAGAAATCAAAGAGGAGGTACTTCCGTAAATGACTACGTACACGAAAAACTACAACCTGATAAAGCCGGCACCTGAGGACTTCGGCGACGTCGCAGACCTTAATGCGAACGCCGATAAGGTCGACGAGGTTCTCAAGAAAAAGGCTGACCTTGACGCCGGCGGCAAGCTGCCGGCTGAGCAGCTGCCTACGCTCGGCTATATCCCGACATCCGAAAAGGGCAAGGCCGGAGGCGTCGCCTCGCTCGGCCAGGACGGCAAGGTTCCTGCGGGTCAGCTGCCGTCGCTCGACTACATTCCCAATAACCAGAAGGGCCAGCCGAACGGCGTTGCAACCCTTGGCTCTGACGGTAAAGTCCCGTCTGGGCAGTTGCCTTCCCTGGACTACATTCCCACCGCGCAGAAGGGTGCAGCGAATGGCGTTGCGACTCTCGACGGGAACAGAAAGGTTCCAGTTGCGCAGATTCCTGCGCTCGACTATATTCCTACAAGCCAGAAAGGTACTGCCGGCGGCGTGGCCACGCTCGGCGCCGACGGCAAGATTCCCGAGTCGCAGCTCGGCGCGGTCGGCGTGCCTCCGCAGATCATTGTTACTGTTCCGAGCGGGAGTGCGGTCACCTGTAAAAGTGGCTCTAAGACGCTGAGTGCTACGAGCACCGGCACGGTGACCTTTGCCCTTCCGGCTTATGGTACCTGGACAGTGACCGCTACGCTGAACGGTCAGACCGCAACTGAGAACGTTGTTGTCGATGATGTAAAACAGTATCGCCTGTCTCTGGCCTACTTCTCGGCGACTCTGCGCGTGACCTCTGAGTCTGGCGCAACAGTAACCGCAACTGGTCCTAAGACCGTTTCGGGGACTGTCCCGTCTAACGGCGTGCTGGACCTGAAGATCACCGCCCCCGGCACTTACGCGGTCTCCGCTTCTAAGTCCGGCGAAAAGACCGAGACTGTTTCCGTCCAGATCACCAACTCCGGCCAGACCTATACCGCAGAGTGCCTGTTCTTCAACAAGGTTCTCGCAAATAACACCTGGGCGCAGATCAGCAAGGCCTCTGCCGCCGGTAAAGCCTCCACCCTTTGGAAGGTGGGCGACGAGAAGAATATCAGCGTCAACGGCGAGACCCTCACCCTTGTGATCGTCGGCTTCGGTCATGACGATCTTGCGGGTGGCGGCAAAGCTGGTATCACCTTCGGCCTGAAACACCTGATGAAGGACCAGCGTCAGATGAACAGCACGAATACGAACAGCGGTGGATTCCCAGGTTCTGCTATGTACTCCTGGCTCCAGAATACGCTCCTCGAACAGCTGCCCTCTGACCTGCAAGCCGTGCTGAAAAGCGTAAACAAGAAAACCTCGAAGGGCAGCGCGAGTTCGACGATCAACACGAATGCTATGAAGCTGTTCCTCTTCTCCGAGATCGAAATTTTCGGTACGACTACCTACTCGGCCTCTGGTGAGGGCGCGCAGTACCCGTACTTTGCAACTGCCGGCAATCGTATCAAGCACCTTGCCAACGGCACAGGGTCTGCGGGTTGGTGGTGGGAGCGTTCTCCTGGTGCGAGCAACTCCGCCTACTTCTGCTATGTGAACGGCAGCGGCAGCGCCAACTCTATCAGCGCCGACGGCTCCTACGGCGTTTGCTTCGGCTTCTGTGTTTAATCTACTATCTATAGTAAATCCGGGGCCCTTGTGGCCCCGGTAGGAGGTGAAAGCCAACTATGTCAGTATATAAAGCGCTGCGAGGGGACAGCTCGGTCCAGTTCGTAGAGACCGCGCGCAAGCTCGCTGTGCATACCCGAAAATGCTGCCTGAAGATGCCGAAAAGATATACCTTTTACGGTGCTCAGGAGCTCAGCGCTCTCGCCGATACCGTATACAATGAGGTTAAAATGGCGAACAGCGTTTTCCCCGGAAACCAGCATGAAGCGCAGCTTCGCAGAGATCACCTGATCGAGGCCAACGCGACCTTGCAAGCCCTGATCGGCCAGCTCGGTATTATGTCCGACCTCTTGAAGCAGAACCCTGAGAAGCTGCGCTGGCTGGATAACGCCCTCGAGGAGTGGGCGTCGCTGATCGCCGAAGAGGCTAAGCTCATTTCCGGCGTCAAAAAGTCAGACAGGGAAAGATTCAAAAATCTTCCTTAGCTGATATATGGGTCCAGCCATGATACTGTTGTCTTTGTGCTGCGAATTGGTGGTGGGAGCGTTCTCCTAATGCGAGCAACTCCAACAACTTCTGCAATGTGAACAGCAACGGCAACGCCAACAATAACAACGCCAACAACTCCAACGGCGTTTGCTTCGGATTCCATAAGGAATCAGGTCCGACATAGTAAGCGGTAAACAGCCGCCGAACTCAGTACCTTTATGGAAGGATGACTGGTACCCTGCCTTTAGGCTAAAACACTCCTTTGATGTAGTCGCTCGGACGCTGCTTGCATGGCACGGTTTACGCGGACCGTGTTTCATGGGCGGTACTACTATGCAGTTACCTTTTTCGCGTGAGATTCAGCATTACTGTACGAAGGGGACAATTTTTATTTTATGACAAGCGAAGAACGACACGAGGCCCGCTATCAAAGGCGGGTCAAAAGACGACAAGAAAGACGCCTTGCGCTCAGCAGATCATGCGGAGACTTTGAGGACGTCTTTTCTTATGAAAATCTATATCAATCCGGCCATATCTGCTGCCGCGGGGTTGGCTGGAAAAGCTCTACTCAGATGTACCGCTTTAACCTGGTTACGAATACGGCTGCTACGCGCCGTGCGCTTCTTGACGGGACCTATAAAAGCCGAGGCTTTATCGAGTTCGACCTCTGGGACCGAGGGAAAATGCGGCACATCAGGAGTATTCATATCAGCGAGCGCGTAGTCCAGAGAACGCTCTGCGACAAGGTGGTCAACCCTACTCTCAAGCCCTCGTTCATCTACGACAACGGCGCGAGCACGGAGAACAAAGGTATCGACTTCGCCCTCAACCGTCTTACCTGTCACCTGCAAAGGCACTACAGGAAGCACGGCCAGGACGGGTACGTCCTGCTCTTTGACTTCTCCAACTACTTTGCGAACGCCCAGCACTGGCCTGTCAGCAGAGAACTCGCAAAGCGGATTCATGACGTACGAATCAGGGCCCTCGCAAATGAGTGCCTTGATAACTTCGGTCCGGTCGGGTACGGCCTGGGAAGTCAAATCTCCCAGACTGCCGCGCTCATGCTGCCGAACAAGCTCGATCACTTTATAAAGGAAAAGCTCGGCATTAAGGGCTACGCAAGGTACATGGACGACGGTTATCTGATTCACACGAGCAAAGAATACCTGCAAAAGTGTCTCGTACAAATGCAGGAGGTCTGTGCGTCTCTCGGTATCATTCTGAACACGAAGAAGACGAAGATCAAGCGGCTCAGCGAGGGTTTCAAGTTCCTGCAGGTTCGTTTCAAGTTGACTGAGACCGGGAAGGTCCTTCGCAAGATGAGCTATGAGACCATTAAGAAAATGCGGCGCAAGCTCAAGAAGTTCAAACTCTGGAACGAAGTCGGCCGAGTCGTGAAGATCGGCGGTAAGTTCATCCGCAAAGTCTTTCCACTCTCTGATATTTGCGGAGCCTATGAAAGCTGGCGCGGGCACATGAAACGCGGCAACAGTTTCCATGCCGTTCAGCGCATGGACCTGTACTTTAAGAAGTTGTTCGGGTTCCACCCGAATAATAAAACGGAATGGAGGAAAGCGCTATGTACCTAATCACGAACTCCGCAAAGCTCATTGTGGAAATCTGCAATCACCCCTGCTACGTTCGCAGGCAGTCTAACGGCGTCGTTATTCTCAGCGACCAGGAGCACGCCGACGCGATTTATTCTAACGACTCCGATACCTTCTGGCCTATTGAAAGTATCGGCTATCTCTGCGACAGTCACACCCTTGTTGAGGTCGAGAGCGTCCCCAATAATGTAGTCGCCGGCTACTACTTCTACCACGCCGGAGAGTTCTACACGACCGAGGCGAACCTGAGCGCCCTGGCGAAGGCGAAGACCCCTGAGCTCGCGAATATCGTCTTTGTAAAGCTGGCCGAGACGGAGCAGCTGGACGATACTACCTTGACCGAGCACGCCGAGCAATTCCCGGCATGGGCTTATCCTGTAAGCTATGCCGCGAAAGCAATCTGTACCTATGAGGGTAAGCTCTACCGCTGCAACCAGGCGCATACTTCTCAGGCTGATTGGACGCCGCCCTCTGTGGCAAGTCTCTGGAAAGAGATTGGAGACCCCCGAGCCGAATTCCCGGAATGGTCTCAGCCCCTTGGCGCGCACGATGCCTATAATCTCGGCGACAAGGTGTCGCATAACGGCAAGAAGTGGGTCAGCACTGCTGCAAATAATGTTTGGGAGCCGGGCGTGTACGGCTGGGAGGAGGTAGTATGACGATCTATCAATGGCTCTGCCTTCTCGGCGCTCCGACGCTGATCGCAGCAGTATTCAAGTACCTGCATTCGCTCGTTAAGAAGAATGCCACTGACACGACTGCAGTGAAGGCGGGACTGCAGGCTCTGCTCAGGGCGCAGATGATTAACGACTATAACAAGTGGGACGACCGCGGCTATGCGCCGATCTACGCAAGAGAGAACTTTGAGAATTGCTGGAAGCAATACCACTCTCTCGGCGTCAACGGCGTCATGGACGACCTCCACAACAAGTTCCTCGAGCTGCCGGTCCAGCCTCCGGATGCGAACTAAAAAACGAGAGTTCTCTAAAGTACTGATCGCCTCAGTAGGAGCCGTTACGCTTGTCGTGACGGCTTTTACTTTGGCGGTCGTATGGAGAACCGGCGACACTTCGCCGCTCGCCTACCTAATTCCCGCCGTCTTTGCCGAGCTGGCGACTGCTACCGGCTTTTACTACAGCAAGGCAAAGGCAGAAAACCGAATCAAGCTCCGCAAGAAGTACGGAGCTGATATTTATAACGACTCAAAGGAGGTATAACCTATGCTGGAAAGTTTGACTCAAAACCTTATCAATATCGGCTGGGCAATGCTGATCTTCCTCGCTGCGTACCTCGCGAACGTGGCTTTCTCCCTTTGGTACAATATCAAGATTCTGCATGAGCCCTTTGACCGAGACAAGCTGATCGCCAGCGGCCTGAAGATTCTGACCTTCGTTGTCGGGCTGACGCTGCTCTGTACGTCGATCACCGCGCTGCCGCTATTTGCTACTCAGGTCGGTTGGGCAATTCCTGAGGAGTACTCTGCCCTCTTCGCCGACCTCGTGATTATCGGCTCTGTGCTGCTCGTCTCCTGCAAGTATATTAAAGAAGCCTACACTAAGTTCGTTGCAATCCTAAATGACAAGGGAGGTGCTAAAGTTGAGCAACAGTAAACTTATCTCTTATACGAAAATCTCTCCGAATAGGACAAGCCCCAGAAACCACAAGATCGACACCGTGACTATTCATTGCGTGGTCGGCCAGTGCTCTGTGGAGACCCTGGGCAATATCTTTGCGCCTACCTCCAGACAAGCATCCTGCAACTACGGTATCGGCGCAGACGGCCGTATCGGTATGTACTGCGAGGAGAAGGACCGCTCCTGGTGCTCCTCCAATGCCGCAAATGATAACCGCGCGATCACGATCGAGGTCGCCAGCGATACCAAACACCCTTACGCGGTCAACGCCAAAGCCTACGCCGCTTTGATCGACCTGCTCGTTGATATTTGCAAGCGCAACGGCATTCCTCGCCTTGTCTGGTCTACCAACAAGGCTGACCGCATGAACCACAAGAACGGCTGCAATATGACAGTACACCGCGACTACGCCAATAAGTCTTGCCCTGGTGAATATCTCTACTCCAGGCACGCCCAGATCGCCTCTGAGGTCAACAAACGCCTCGGGAGTACAGATACCAGGCCCCAGCCTGAAAAGGTCCTGTACCGCGTTCAGACTGGCGCGTTTCGCAATAAGGCAGGCGCCGAGGTGCTGCTCCAGCAGGTCAAGGCTAAGGGCTTTGATACTTATATGGTAAAGGTCAACGGCCTGTATAAGGTTCAGGTCGGTGCGTTCGCGCAGAAGTCCAATGCGATCGCTATGGCTGCTAAGCTGAAAGCCGCCGGCTTTAGCACCTATGTCGTCTCTGGAGGCGGTAAGTCTGTCGAGGAGATCGCCCGCGAGGTTCTCCAGGGCAAATGGGGTAACGGCGCAGATCGTAAAGCTCGGCTTGAAGCTGCCGGCTACGACTACGCAGAGGTTCAGGCAAAAGTAAATACGCTCGTCTAATTAAAGAGGCCGAGGCCGTTCCTTCGTGGAACAGCTTCGGCCTCTTTTACTATTTGCGGTAAAACCGCATAGGAAACTCCGCGGAATCCCGGCGGTTTAGCGCGCTCCCTTTTATTACCAAATACGATACAATAATAATGTCAGGTGGATAACCCTGGCAAATAAAAGAGCTCTTGCAGGTAGCAACTGCAAGAGCTCAGAAAGGAGGAAGCGCCTATGAGTGAGGGCTTCACCCCGGACGGCTATTACGCCGCCTGCGTCGATGGCACCTGGATAACCTTTATCACCTATGAAGAGTATCTGGAGTACATCGACAGCTAATCAACGCACACTTGAGAACCTGGCCAGCCGCAAGGCCGGCTGGGTTCGAGAGTGTTTATATATTATACCGCGTTCCTTTGGAAAAGTAAACACCGTAAGAACTGCATACTGAAAGCAGTAAAACCTCGGTTGTTTCGTCGGCTCCCAAAAACAGTAACTTGCGGCATAATAAATAATGTCAAGAGGATAAAACAGAACACGGACAGCCCGGCCCGCCTTACGAGGTTCAAGCCGAAAGCGCGTTGCGAAAGGCAACCTCTTGATAATAAAAAATAACCCTACTGCGGGAGAAAGGAGAAACTAATGGAGTATAGAGTAACCATCAAGGAAATCAGCAAAACCGTTGTTACGGTTGAAGCAGAGAGCTTCGAGGCCGCAAAGGAAAAGGTAGAGGCTGAGTACTGGAAGAACCCCAGCGCCTACATTCTTGAGCCAGAGGACACCTTCTTCGAATAAGTTAAGTCTCACCTTAAAAAAGCAAGCGTTTCTGCAAGTAAGTTAGCAAACAGCTCGGCTTCACTTGCAGAAACGCAAGTTTTTTGTCAATGGACTTTACTTATCTACTGTATTAAAGGAGGAACCTATGGCTAAACGAGTAGGGTCACAAAGCGACCAGCCCTTTATCAAGCTCTATCGTGAGCTTACATACCGCTGGACTCCGTGGGAGGTCTGGCAGGACTTCGTTACAATGTTCGCCTGCTCGATCTCGAATGCAGTCGAGAAGCTGCACTTTGATGATCGCGAGGCGATGTACCTCAAGCGAATCCAGAAGTACAACGCCAAAGAGCAGGAAATCTTTCCGCAGCTCGCAGCAGAGGTTGTGCTTGCCCTGGAGAAGAATCCAGAGCAAGACTTCCTCGGTAAAATCTTTATGGAGCTTGGCTTGAGTAACGACTCTGGCGGCCAGTTCTTTACTCCGTACAACGTCTGCCAGATGATGGCTGAAATGACTATCGGCAACGTTGTGCCACAGGTTAAAGAGCGCGGCTACATTACGATCAATGACCCAGCTTGCGGTGCTGGTGCGACCTTGATCGCCGGAGTTCATGCCGCAGCTAAACTGCTTACGAAGGCCGGTTTCAACTGGCAAAACCATATTCTTGTCACCGCACAAGATATTGACTACACCGTTGCTTTGATGTGCTATATCCAGCTTTCGCTGCTTGGTGTGGCGGCTTATATCAAGGTAGGAAATACCTTTACCGAGCCCATGTGCTCAAAAGATACCCTGGAGACCTACTGGTTCACGCCTATGTACTGCTCCGAGGTATGGACGATCAGACGGCTTTTCAAGGGCAAGACGCTCTTATAAGCAAATATATTTAGGAGGTTTTTATTATGGCAACTATTACAACGAAAGAGACTCGCATGTTTGACTGGCGTAACCCCGGCGTGCTCAAGGTCGGCGACGAGATCACCGAAACTCTGGAAGACGGCCGCGAGGTCGTGTTCGTCGTCATGGACTACGGCGTGATCGGTTTGAAAGGTCTGCTCGGCTGGCACCAGATGAATAAGACCTGGACCAACAAGGGCGGCTGGCTCGCCAGCGACATGCGCCGCTACCTCAACGAGGAAGTTATCGAGCTGCTGCCCGATGACCTGCTCGCTGCAATCAAGCCGCGCAAGTTCGGCGACGAAGAAGATCGCCTCTGGCTCTTCTCTGAGGTCGAGATTTTCGGTGAGCATATCTGGGGCGCCGATGACGAGGGCGACAAGCAGCTCGAGTACTTCAAGAACCCGATCAACCGCGTCAAGTTCGATGAGGACGGAGATGCGTATTGGTGGTGGGAGCGTTCTCCTTATGCGAGCAGCTCCTACTACTTCTGCCGTGTGCACAGCAGCGGCAACGCCGACTGTAGCCACGCCGACAGCTCCAACGGCGTTTGCTTCGGCTTCTATATCTAATCTGCTATCTGTGAATCCGCGGGGCCTTGTGCCCCGCGGAGAAAGGAGAATACCCTTATGGGATTGAAAGACTTGAGAGAGGCAAGGAACCTCTCACGCGCTGAACTGTCAAAGGTCAGCGGTATCCGCTATCAAAAAATCCGCGACATTGAGGTTGGCATTATCAAGCCGGAAAACATTACCCTCAAGACCGCGATCAAGCTGGCTCAGGCTCTCGAGTGTGACCCTGCCGAACTGATGAAACCTGATCGAGAGGTGAGCGCTGAGTGATTATTGACGGCAAAGCCGCCGCGGCTGAGATCAAGAACTCTCTCCGTGGCGCAAAAGCAAAGCTCGCAGTTCTTATGGTCGGAGAAGACCCTGCTTCTTCGGTATATGTTCGCAATAAGGAACGCGCCTGCGCAGAGGTCGGGCTCCAGTCCTGCTCTCGCAGGCTGCCCGCTACCGCAACGACCGAAGAAGTGATCGCGTCAGTCAAGGAGTTGTGCCGCTGGGCGGACGGCGTTCTTGTTCAGCTGCCGCTTCCCGATCATATTGACACAAAGAAGGTTCTCGGCGCAATACCGCCGGAGAAAGACGTTGACGGCTTCCACCCGAACAACCTCGGTCGCCTTATGATCGGCGAGGACGGCCCTGTTCCCTGCACTCCGGCTGGTATCATGCGCCTCCTGGGAGACGTAACCGGAAAGCATTGCGTTGTAGTTGGCCGCAGCAATACTGTGGGAAAGCCTCTTGCGCTCATGCTGCTGCAAGCTGACGCGACAGTTACAGTATGTCACTCCAAAACGAAAGACCTTGCCGCTTTCACCAGACAGGCCGACGTGCTGATCTCCGCAGTAGGTAAGCCCTGCTTTATTACTGCGGATATGGTGAAGCCTGGGGCGATCGTCATCGATGTAGGAATCAACCGCACGGCAGAGGGTAAGCTCTGCGGCGATGTGGATTTTGGTCCTGTATCGGAGATCGCCTCGGCGATCACTCCTGTACCTGGCGGTGTAGGCCCTATGACCGTCGCAATGCTTCTGGAAAATACTGTGCGTACTAAAAGCGGTAGAATCGCATAGAAAACTCCGCGGAATCCCGGCAGTTTAGCGCGCTCCCATTTCTTACTGATTGCGGTAAAATATAATTGTCAGTTGGAAAATAATGGAAAACTTCAAGGAGGCAATTACAATGAAGGATATGACTATCGTACTTAATAAGAAGATCATCAACAAGGAGACCAACGAGGTCCGCCTGGTCGTCAGCATTGATGAAGCGGAGCGTAAAATCTTTTCTGTTCCCGCTAACGAGCCTGACGCTGAGCCGACCCGCATGGCCGCAGCGAGCTTTGACCGCCGCTGGAAACTCTACGAGGAAGCTGAGACCACTGAGACTGAGGTCCCCGAGACCAACGAGGCTGAAACTCCTGAGACCGAGGTCCCCGAGATGAAGATGTCCGACGTCGTTACTAAGCTCGAAGGCCTGTTCGACATTCTGAACCGCGTGTACTTCGAGAACGCACTGCCGAAGCCGGTCATCACTGTTCAGTCTACGCCCAAAGCGTACGGCCACTGCTCCACAAAGAAAATCTGGTCGAACGATACCGCAGGTCAGTACGAGATCAATATCGGTGCAGAGTACCTCAACCGTCCGTCCGCAAACACTGCGGCAACGATGTGCCACGAGATGGTCCACCTCTACTGCCTGGTGAACGATATTGCGGACACCTGCCAGAAGGGCCGCTACCACAACAAGACCTTCAAGGCTGAGGCTGAGGCCCGTGACCTGGAGATCGGGTATGACCGCACGGTCGGTTACTCTCTGACTGAGCCGACTGAGGCCTTTAAGAAGACGCTTGAGGACAACGGTTTTGTGCTGGAAGTTCCTTTCGCCAGAGTCACTCCTAAGCCTAAGGCAAAGGCTGAGCGCGAAAAGGCCCACAAGTATGTCTGCCCGATCTGCGGTCAGGAAGTCAAGACCACTGCTGACCTGAGCCTGATCTGCGGAGTCTGTGAGGTCCGTATGGAGCGAGCTGATTAAAGCAAGCCCAGAACAGCCCGTATCGCGTCCAATCTTATCAGAGGGTAAATCTAAGGGCCCTGCTGGTAAAACGCGATACGGGTCGTCCGGGGCACGTTGGGGGAGTAATATGAAAGATGAAAGACACGTCTTCTTTGAAGATGTGCGTGAGAAGGCGATCACTGCGAGGAGTTCTAAGAAGAAGCCTCACAGGGGCGGGTGCCGAGTCCCGCAGTACACAGCAAAGGAGATAAGAGAAATGAGCGGACCAGTTCATAAGATCGACCTGGGTAAGCCTATTGCTTACGCAGACTTTAAGGCGCAGCCTGAGACCCTGCAAAAGGAATACGTGAAGAACATTCTTGCGAACTATAAAGTAGGAATGTCCGCGATCGCCGAGCTGCTGGGCGTTCCTGTCTCGACCTGCACGTCCAAACTTCACAAGCTGGGGTTCAGCTTCCCGAGAGGCTTCAAGCCTATTCGTGAAGACCTGGAAAGGTTTAGAGAGGACTTTGGTCTGACTGAGCGCGTTGCGCCGACAAAAAAAATGACTTTGGAGAACGTGCAACTCTGCTTTACTGGAATCCTCGACGCAGGGCAGCTTGCAAAGCAGCTTAGGGCCTTCGTCCCTGAAAATCAGCTCTGCCGTATCTCTATTGCAGTCGAGGTAGTCGAGCCCGAGCCCTCTGCTACCGAGCCTGCTACCGTGGAAAGTGCTTGACGTATAAGGCTTTTTGGAGACTGGTAGTACTTGTAGTCGATAAAACTCAAAAAGATTTTCTGAAAAAGTAAAGGGACAGAGAGCGCAATCACCTTGCCCCCTCGCATTATACGTATATATAGGAAATCTTCGTTCCGTCGGCTACATCGACTACCAAAAGAAAAGGAGGGAAAACATGAAATATAAAATTGGGCAAATCCTTACTTCCAATCAAGATGTGGAGGTTGAAAAAGCCCTGTCTGGTGAAAAAGTAGTTATCCCAAAAGGGAACAAGATCATTATCGGCGCGGATAAACTGGCGCATCATCTTCGTACCGGCATGATTCAGCCGCTTGGTACAGCAGAGGTTGAAGGTTATGACTCTGAAGGGCTGGCCGAATACCTGCTGCATGTTCTCAAAGCGCATTTTCCTATTGATGAAATGCTGGAGGACTATGAAATCGCGGAGCGCATGCTTTTAGATGAAATTGAGTACGCTTTTGATGATATTGGCTTTTGAAAAGAAAAAGAGCAAGCCATTACAGCTTGCTCTTGATCTGGGTCGCAAGTACGAACCCATAAGACAAGGCGATAATTGCCGTCTCAGGGGTTCGACCTGGGATCAAATTGGTGGAGGCGATGGGAGTCGAACCCATGTCCGAAAAGAGTTCAGCGTAGGTGTC